ATGCCTACAGTAAAGATTATAGTTCTTAAACATCAAAAAAGAGAAGATAATACTTGGAATGTCAAGATTAGAATTACGCATGATAGGAAGTCTGCTTATATTGCAACTTCTCATTATGTTGGTATTGATCTGATTAATAAAAAGACTTTCGAGTTGAAAGAACGAAATAATCCTATTTATGATCAGTTAATGATAGACGTCCTAAAAATCAGGGAGGAGCTATCTAAGTTAGGACACACGATAGAACTGTATTCTGCAAAGGGATTGTGTGAGTTGATGAAGGAGAAACTTGCGAATAAACCTGATGGGGTGAATTTTTTTGATTTTGGCTATTCTTTTGCTGAGAAGATGCTGAAAGAAGGTAAGAGAACTGGGGAAAACTATCGTATTGCTGTGCATAAGTTTGAGGAATTTATAGGCAACAGGAATTTACAGTTTTCTGATATAACTTCATCCGTATTGATGAAGTATGATGAATATTTGAGAGGTTTGCATTCAAAACGTGGTATCGGGAACATTTCTGATTCGGGAGTCCGGTTGTATACTTCTAAAATACAGGCTATATTTAATAGGGCTAAATTGGAGTATAATGATGAAGATTTAGGAGTCATACGTATTGCTAACAATCCATTTGCAAAATATAAGATTCCGAAAAATCCAATAACTAGAAAGCGTTCGTTAACCGTTGAACAAATACGGGCAATAAAATCTTATCGTGTTCCCGATAATATGACGGGAGTAATGCTAGCTAGAGATGTGTTTATTATGTCTTTTATCATGGTTGGAATGAACTCTGTAGATATGTACTATGTGGGTGTGCCTAATAATGGACGATTAGAATATGAACGTAGAAAAACTATGAACAGACGTGATGACCGGGCTTTTATCTCAATTAAGGTTGAACCTGAGTTATTGCCGTATTTAGAGAGATATAAAGATTCATTAGGAGATCGTGCGTTTAACTTTTTTGTGAGATATTCTACACATAAACAGTTTGTTCATAAGGTTAATGCTCATTTGAAAAAAGTAGGAGATGAATTAGGAATACCGGATTTGACTCTTTATGCAGCTCGCCATTCATGGGCTACTATTGCCCGAAATGATTGTGGAATATCTTTGGATGATGTCGCCATGTGTTTGAATCATAAATCGGGTCATGATGTCACCGACACCTATATAAAGAAAGATTGGAGTATTATAGATCGTAATAATAGAAAAGTCATAGATTACGTATTGGGAGAATATAAATAGCCCGTCTAAAAACGGGCTATCTGTTGGTCTTATGTATTATATTTGATGTTTGCATAGATGGTAGTTTGTTGTATATTACATATTTTTACAACAAAAAAACTATGATATCTATTTGGGCATTCATTTTATCTATCATTGCGATTCTAGCTATTATTAATATCGCATATTATATTCATACTATGCAAGTTCGCAATCCATATTTAACGGATGAACAGGTGCGAACGATTAATCAATTGAATCGTCAAAGAACACCACTTTTTCGACGTTTGATGTTAGCATTGGTGTTCCTCTTATCACGCCTCGGTTAGGAGTGCATGTATAATATGTATTTTCAGCTCTTAGAATAGCAATAACTGGTTCATTGTTGCTGGTAGAGATTTCTCCCACAGTCTCGGTTATTGTTCTTCCATTATGATTAAAAGTTATACTGTATATTTTTGAATCAGATACAAAAAATCCCAGTGAATTAAGGTACTTCTTAATGTTACTATATATAGGCTCTGGCTCTTTAAAGTCAGGGATAAATAATTTTATATTTGAACGTTCTTGCATTTTGTTATTTATTAATATAGCCCGTTTTTTAGACGGACTATTTATTGGTATTACATATTCTTTTTAACAAGATCAACATATCCGGGGAAGTCTCCGGGATTATTATACAGTTTCTTTGGATCATTCGTCATCTGAATTATTTCCCAGTTTGGTGAAATATATATAAGGTACTCGTCCAAGATTACAGCTCCTAATTTATTCTTTCCTCTAAATTTATAGTTGTATAAATAGGCTACATCTTCATTGACTTTATCGCCCATTGCATTTTGAATAGAATCTATTCCAATAAGTATTATACTATCTTTAGTTATTGAAGAAGAATAATCTAATCCATAATTGGATGCCTCTTTATTGTTTTCAATGCTTTTTTGGAAGTATTCTTTTCGATAGTTTATATTATCAATATACTTTATAGTATCAATGGCTTCCGCAGAAATAAACTCATAACTAGACCAATCATTCATTTCTGTTTTCAGTTTGGCTTCTACTACTTCTCTTACTTTTTTCTCGTTTTGATTACCTGATCCCCCACATGAACAAAGTGCAGTGATTGCACATACTAATAAAATGATCTTTTTCATAAGCTAGTTTTTAATTATCCGATTTTATTTGATTTTTCAAGATTACATTTTTGGCAAAGTAATTGTAAATTCTCAACGCTTGTATCCCCACCTTTAGAGAAAGGGATAATATGATCTAAGTGCAAATTTTCATTCGATCCACAATAAACGCATTTTCCTCCATCTCTATTCCAAACAGTACCTACAACATCTTTTGGTATTGGAGGACGTTTGTTTGCTTCTGGAAATATCTCGCCTTCATCTATAAGCTCTTGGAGAGCTAATTTTTCTATTTCTCTTTTCTTTTTCTTTTCTAGCAATTTAGCTTTTACTTTGTCTTTCTCGATCTGTTCTTTATTTCTTTCGTATCGAAGTTGTGTATTAGCTTCTCGCAACTCTTCCAATAAATTTTTGCTTTCAATTTGACTCATAGTGAGTTCTGAACTGCATTCATTATATTTTGCTCGGAAATATTTAGCTTCCGATACAACTTTATCTAAGAAACCTACGTACTTCTTATTTTCTTCATTCTCTTTAAATACAGCATTATATTTGTTTAATAATTCATCAAATTCAATCTTTAACCTCTTGTATCTATTATAGTTATAGAAACTTTGCCATATCGGAAAAACAAATAAAGCTAATATTATTAATAATGTTATCATTATCCTATCTTCTTCTAGGTCTTTGTAATTCTATAACGTTAAATATCTGCTTTACTTCTGCTAGATCAATCACTCGGTCAGGATACATACTATTTAAAGAATGTATTGTGATTGTATGATTATCCATATTATGATCTATGATTCTCTTTACGAGTATTCCTTCTTCATGTATAATAACGAAATCCCATTTAGTATAATGCAGCTTTGATTCTACCCAATATTGGGAATATATTTCTCTACATAATAATCTGTCACCTTCTAAGTAACTTTCTTCGGTTCCGTCATTCATACTATCTCCCCTTACTTCAAAAGCTACGTAGTTTCCTTTGGCTTCATGGTCTATAATAAATGGTATGGTTGGGAGAGTTTCCATGTATGCGGCATCTTGATATCCGCATAGGTATCCTGCTTGTGCGTATTGGCTCACTAATGGTACGTTTATAATATGGCTTTGGTTAAGTGGTATTGCTTCGCTTATGTTTGTTTTAGCAATATTATCGCTAGCTTCGTTGGATACAAAATACTCAGATACTTTTTCTATTCCGAAAACGTTTACAATGTTGTTGTAAAGTTCCTCGGTTAGAGGTTTTTTGCCGCTTTCTATTTCTGATAAATAGGCTTGCTTAATGCCTATTTTCTCTCCGAAATCTTTTTGTCTAAGTTTTAGTGACTTCCTTAAAGATGCGATATTGATTTTATTCATAATGTTAATTATTGTTATTATGGCGATAAAATCTTGCGATAAATAGCGATATATCGCAAGAAGATGATATCTTTGCAATGTCAATCAATCAATCAACACTGCAAAGGTGCGAATATTGTGCGATAAAACCAAATTATTTACATAACTAAAAATAGGTAAGGCAATGAGAAATAGAGATTATGAACTAGTAAAAGACGGCAAATATAATATGAAAGCCATCATGCAGAGAGCTTGGGTATATGTACGCCAGTACGGTTATTCTCTTAAATCTGCCTTGCGTACTTCTTGGGTAGACGCTCGCTTAAAGATGGATGAATATGTAGAATCATTGAAGCCGAAAGCCATTGAGTCTAAACAGGGTAATGTGTTGAAAGCGTTTTTCGCCGATAAGTATGCTAACTACGATAGTTCTTGGAGATAATGAGTGAAGAAAAAATAAACGAAAACTTAGTTTTCCTTCGGAAATACACGGACGATCTGAAAGAACGAGATGAATATACAGTTCAGATGCTGGCTGGAAGCAAAGAAACGAAAGAAGAAATTATCAGTAACCTTCTTCGAATAATAAAAGATTACGAGGCTCTGTTAGGTTAGAACCTACGAAAGAAGCGAGCAAAACGCTTTCAGGGTACATTGATTAGTTCTTTGACATATTGGATCATACGAAAAGAAATTCAACCGTAGCAGGAATGCCGTGATCGGTTGAAGGTTCGAATTAGTTACATATATCACTTGGAAGTCCGAAAAGTCTTTATCAGTAAGCATATAGCAGGTTAGGCGAGCTATAACGCTATCTAAGTGATTCAACATATAGCCCTACTGACGGATTGAACGGCAGCCGATAGCGAGAATCGGGTAGGGTACAAATATATAAATCAAAACCAGTGAAAAAATGAATATAAATTATGATTTACGGATATATTAGGGTAAGCAGCGACAAGCAGACTGTAGAAAATCAGCGTTTTGAGATAAACAACTTCTGTGAACGTAATGAGTTAGTAATTGACGATTGGATAGAAGAAACTATCAGTGGAACGAAGAATTACACAAAACGACAACTTGGACGTTTACTGCGTAAAGTATGCAAGGAGGACATCATCATCTGTAGTGAACTCTCACGTCTTGGACGTAATCTCTTTATGATTATGGAAATATTGAATATCTGCATGGCAAAGGAGTGTAAGGTATGGACAATCAAGGACAACTATCGACTGGGGGAAGATATCCAAAGCAAGGTTCTTGCCTTTGCTTTTGGATTGTCAGCAGAGATTGAACGTAATCTTATCAGTCAAAGGACAAAAGAAGCATTGGCGAGGAAAAGAGCAGAAGGGGCAATGCTCGGACATTGTCGTGGTTTTCGCTGTAGACTCAATCCAAAATGTGCCAACAGGCATGATTACATCATAAAAGAACTGGCTAAAGGAACTAAAAAAACAGTTATAGCCAATAGATTGAAAGTGTCAAAAGGAACGTTCTATCGTTATCTTGTTTATACAGGGCTTTACCTACCAATAAACTGCCAACAAGAGGGATGGGAAAAGTATGGAATCTATCATTAATGTTATTATACTACAGAAACAGAGAATTAGATTTGACAATAATGAAGCAATCAAATGTAATGGAACAATACCACAATATAAAAAGGAAGCATCCGGGCTACCTGTTAATTTTTCGAAACGAAGACTTTTGGGAACTATATTCGAATGATGCCACTGTAGCCTCCAAAGTTTTGAACATTTCTGTCTGCGAACAGGTATACGGGCAGGGACAAACAATCCGGACAGTACGTTTCCCCTGTCATGAACTTGGCATCCACTTGCCCAAACTGATACATTCCGGAAGTCGGGTAGCACTCTACGAATAGAGCAAACCAGCCGTACAAGTCTGATTGTAACAAGAATAGTAAAGAATTAAACTTTTTGTTTATATTGTTTTATTTGTGTTTGTGTTGTATAGTGTACGGTCTGTGAAGATAGTGCACTTTTTAATAAGGGTGGTTAGCTTATCGGTTAGAGCTTCGTGTTGCGCAACCAATTATCATGATTGAGAGAGGTTCGATTCCTCTACCATCCACAATAATAATCAAATAATTAATCTTATGGCAAAAGGAATTAAAACAATAACAGGAGATTGGGTAAATTCTATCTCTAAATTGAAATTAGGAGAAGTAGTTAGAATACCTGATGAAAGCTATGATTGTGTTATGAGTTCGGCTCGTTATCGGTTAAAAAGAAAATACAAAGTACTGATAGAAAGAGAGGGTGAAAAAGAAGTCATTAAAGGATTTAAGTACTTTAAAATTAAAAGGACTGCATAATGGAACCTTTATCTCAATGTGAGTATCAAGTAGCTCATGAAGTAGCAAAAGGGCAAACTCCTGATGAAATAGCCGATTTACTTAAAAAGTCGGTTTGGACGATAAAAGCGCAAATACGGGACATTCATAAGAAACTAGGCATTAATAACAATGTCGAGCTTACTTTATATATTCTATGTGATAGGGCAAAAAGAAATTTCGATTTGAAAGAAATACGAAAGCATGGAATTGAATTTTTCTTCTCTGTATGGTTCTTCATATTAGCTATAACTCCTAATTTCCAAATGGACATGAGAAGGTTAAGAATGCAACGTAAAGTGAGAATGTCGGCACGTACAATGGGCGCAAGAAGGAATAATAATGATTTGATAATAACTAGCATGAATTATGCAGCATAATAAACATTACTATGAAAAAGTTGATAATTAATATTATACTAATTAACATCTTGGCTTTACCCTGCATCCTTACTTTTAATGATGTAAATCAAGATACAGGAGAATGGAATTATACTATTAATCTGATAGGCATTGTATATTCAGTTTGGTTTTATAATTGTATTTTAAAACGAATATTTAAACCGTTAATATAGAAAGGGGATTTTATGATGCGAACCTTACCAGAAGAATTAATTTATAATTTGATAGATTTTGCAAGAGGAATGGGACGTAGGGAAGAACGGATCAACTCCTTTAAAGAATCTCAATTTATATCTCAAAATCAGGCGCATATTCGGTATGGCAAAGGAAATGTTACTAAATGGGTTAAAGCTGGCATAGTGAAGAAATATAAAGATGCTGATGGAAAGTTACGTTCCAGTGTACGATATGATGTGCTTGAACTTGAATCAGCTGCATTTAAATGTAATTATATGAAAGATCTTTCTCCATTAGCCAAAGCAGAAATGAGAGAAATTATTGTCAACAAGTAATTAATTAACCCAATGCCGGATTTAAAGGAGTCCGTAGAGTGCAAGCCTCTGTATTTGAGTTATACATGTTCTAATCCTAGTGTCCGTTGGTTCGGTATCTAGGAACAAAATTTTGTCGTTTAAATTCATTTTTGGAAGCGTCGGTTCGTGAGGATAGGCGCTTTATTTATTTCGATTAACCACTTTAATAATATATATAGTTATGAAAAAAGTAATTGTAAGAGGAGATCGTTCCGGTGTATTTTTCGGAGAGTTAGTAGAAAGAAATGGTAGTGAGGTTAAGCTCGCAAATTGTCGTAGGTTGTGGTATTGGGATGGTGCTGCTAGTATATCTCAATTAGCTGTTAATGGTACGACTAACCCATCTGAATGCAAATTCACAGTTACGGTTCCAGAGATAGAGATTCTGGATGTGATTGAAATTATCCCGTGTTCGGATAAAGCTGTAAAATCTATTGAAAGTGTACCGGTATGGGCAAGGTAATGGAAGATAGAATAAAACAGTTTCTAAATATTGGCGATGGCTCTGGCGATGGCTCTGGCTCTGGCTCTGGCTCTGGCGATGGCTATGGCGATGGCGATGGCTATGGCGATGGCTGTGGCTCTGGCTCTGGCTCTGGCTCTGGCTCTGGCGATGGCTCTGGCGATGGCTATGGCGATGGCGTAAAATCCATAAATGGAAATCCTATTTATGTAGTAGATAATATACCTACTATTATCACAAATGTAAAAGGTAATATCGCAAAAGGTTTTATCCTTCATTCTGACTTATCTCTTACTCCCTGTTTTATAGTAAAAGAGAATAATCAATTTTCTCATGGTAATACTCTACATGAGGCATTTGAATCTTTGCAAGAAAAGCTTTATGATGATAGTACAGAAGAGGAAAGGATCCTTAAGTTTAAAGAACATTTCTCTGACTTTTCTAAAAAGTATTCTGCTAAAGACTTGTTTATATGGCATCATGTACTCACTGGGAGTTGCAAGGCTGGAAGAGAAGCTTTTTGCATGGATAAAGGTATAGATGTAGACAATGATAGGTTTACCGTCTATGAGTTTATAGAACTGACTAAAAATTCGTATGGCGGTGATATTATCCGCAGACTATCTTAACTTAATCCCGGTTTGCTTTGATCGGCACTCCGGGAGCAATTTAAACCACTTTAAATAATATAAGATATGGGACTTATTAAGAAACCTAACGAGCTGACCGTTAAGACTACATTGTCAGCACTGATTTATGGCCAACCAGGTATGGGTAAAACAACACTTGCATTAAGTGCTCCTAATCCTGTATTGTTTGATTACGACGGTGGTATTCACCGTGTAAATGCAGCTCATCGTGTCCCTACTGTCCAAATAACCAGTTGGGAAGAAACGAATGAAGTATTATCCTCCGAGGAAATAAAAGAATTCGATACTATTGTTATTGATACAGCGGGCAAAATGCTTTCTTTCATGGATAAATTCATTATGCAAACCAATCCTAAAATGAAGAAAGCGGATGGAACATTGTCTCTTCAAGGGTATGGAGTTCGGAAAAATATGTTCATTAATTTTGTGAATCAGGTTTCTCTTATGGGAAAATCTGTGATATTCGTAGCTCATGAGCGTGAAGAAAAGAATGGGGATGATAAACAGATTCGTCCAGAAATTGGTGGTTCATCTGCAGGAGATTTAATAAAAGAACTTGATCTGGTCGGGTATATGGAAGCTATAGGAAAAGATCGAACTATATCTTTTGATCCATGTGAAAAGTTTTATGGTAAAAATACTTGTAATCTTCCATCACGTATAAAAATACCTGTCATTATTGATTCTTCCGGGCAAATAACAGGAAAGAATGATTTTATGACAAATGTTATTCTTACATATAAGGAGTATCAAGCAAAACAAACTGAATTATCATCTGTATATGATACAGTGGTTGATGCAATCCGTGATACTGTGGAGCAGGTTACAGACCAGGTTTCCGCCAATGAAGCAAGAACGGCTATCTTAAATATGACACATGTCTTTGATAGTAAATTACGTGGTAGTATCCTACTTAATGAAAAATGTAAGAAACTAGGTTTGAAATTTAACAAAGCATCGAATCTATATGAACCTGCGGCCTAAGTATAAACTATATCCGACGCTACTTGATAAATTCACTCAATATCTAAGAGTAGACGAACAAGTTGAAAGTTTTTGGAATATTGATGCTGAAACAGGAGAATATAAGAAGAGCCCGGAACAGATAGAGGAAGAACTAAAACAAAGCCTATTAGATGCCATAAATCGTGTTCCCTTTGAAAGTGAAGCATCAGATAAGGGTACGGCTTTTAATGCCATCATAGATTGTTATATTCATAAGAAAAACCATATTCCTAATGAGCGTGAACCATATACTATAATTGGAGATAAAGAAACCAATATTATTCAGGTTGATTTTCCTGCCACAGATATATCTCCAGAAAGACATTTCCTCTTTGATAGGATCTGGTGTATTGAACAGTCGGAATATTTTGCTAACGCCTTGTCTCAAGTATTGGTTTCTGCAATACTTCCCACCTGTTATGGAGAAGTGGAATTATATGGATATATAGATGAGTTAATAAGGGATGTTGTTTATGATATTAAATCTACCTCTAATTATCAATTTGGAAAGTATGAACATGGATGGCAAAGACATGTATATCCATATTGTTTAATTGCATCCGGTCAAATGGATAATATTAAGGCTTTTGAATATACTGCTTTCCATTTAAAAGGCGGAACTAGTCGGAATCCCCTGATAACCGGTGTTCGTTATCCTGAATATTATACATATAATCATGAGCAGACAGTTAAGTTGCTTACCGCTCATGTTGAACGGTTTATAGAATTCATAGAGGAAAATCGGGACTATATTATAGATAAAAAAATATTTGGTTTGGAATGATTTTCGATTTGAAGAATGAATATCAAATACCCAAGTTCAAAGAGTATGTAAACAAGCTGTTTAGTGAACGTGCGGTGGTGGAAGTGAAAAAGAAACTTCCTAACCGCACGCTTGCCCAAAACAGCTACTTACATCTTCTTTTAGGATATTTCGGTAGTGAGTACGGTTGTAGCCTTGACGAAGCCAAAATTGACTTCTATAAGAGAACTTGCAACCGTGATTTGTTTGAACGCAAAACGATCAACAAGAAAGGTGAAGAAGTAACTTATTTACGCAGTTCGGCAGAACTGACAACAGGGGAAATGACTTTATCTATTGAGCGTTTTCGTAATTGGAGCACGGCACAGGCAGATATTTATCTACCGGCTGCTAATGAACATCAAATGTTGGTATATGCCCAGCAAGAAATTGAACGTAACAAAGAATTTATTTAATCATTTTATTTTATGGACAAATTTTTAGGTCAAGAAATCCCCGAAAAGGATAGATGGCAGTTCTTACAGGACAATGCCGATGCAGTGGAAGAGATTGGCTATACTCACCGTTTTACACCGGATGAATTAGCGCAAAAGAAAGAATCTCTTGCTGAAACCTCAATTCAAATTAATGATATTGAGATTGAGAAAAAAGAAGCTATGGAAGCATTTAAGGCTGAATTAAAGCCTTTAAATGAAAGAAAACAGGAACTTCTTGAAAACATAAAGAAGGGCTCTGAATATGTTGAAAATGAAGAGTGTGTGAAAATTCTCTATCATGAAGAAAAGATGGCCGGGTATTACAACAAACTTGGTGAGCTGGTTTATTCCCGTCCTATCATGCCGCAGGAAATGCAAAGAACAATTTTTAATATTAACCGTAAAACAGGAACAGAATCATGAGCGAAAACAAATTAAACGTGGTTGTACCGAAAGATTATAATGGCACGCCTATTGAAGTAGTATTGAGAGAGGGTGAAGCACCCGTAGTACTCGACCCAAAAGAACCGGAAAGAGTAGTTATCAGTGGGACTATCGACACTCCTTTCAGATGGTTGGAAAAGCGCATTGAATTAATCAACCAGAAAGCGTCGAACATCATTGTAAACCGTGATGTGATGGGGATAGCATTGACGGTTGACGAAACGAACTATTACCAATCAGACATCAGAGGTGAACTGAAAACCTCCAAAGAAATGATGGAGTTCGGCATCAATACCGAAAAGAAATGGGAACCTATTAAGTTGTCCAAGTTCTTAAAGATGCACCGTGCTTTCTTTACCGATAAATCGCAAAATATGATGCTTGTTTCTACTTTGAAAAACTTCAAGGCAAAAGTAAACCAAGACATCGAACGCAGTAAGGAGGAAAATGGCAGTAAGGTGGATAACTACTCACAGGTGGTTGATTCCAATCTTCCAAAATCTTTCAAACTAAACATCCCTCTTTTCAAAGGTTTTGCCTGTGAAGAGATAGAAGTCGAAATTTACGCTGATGTGGACGGTCGGGATGTTTCTTTATCTCTTGTGTCTGCCGGTGCGAATGAGGCCATCGAGGAATACAAGAATAAAGTCATTGATGAACAGTTGGAGCAGATCAGACAGATTGCACCGGATATTGTAATTATAGAAGTATAAGATGGTTGGTGGTATGGCGGAATTGGTAGACGCTGACAACTCTTAGTAGACTTGGTTACGATGTTATGAAAACTGGGCATCATTGTAAAACGAACCAATCCAGTGTTACACGGAAGATGTAGAAGATTGCCAAGCATTGCAGGTTCGAATCCTGCTGCCACCACAAACTAAAATTATAAACAATGCCGTATTACATTAAACGAACCAAAGCTAAGAAAAGAAAGTATGGAATATAAGGTAATAATTAAAGGAAACGCTCCTTCTAAGGCTAACTGTTACAAGATAGTATCAATCAACGGGCACGGATGCCTAGCCAAAACTTCTGCATTGAAAAAGTATGAGGAATCCTTTATTTGGCAGGCAGGGAAGTTGAGGGATTTGAATATCAACGAACCGTTTGAGTTCTATATTGATGTGTACTACCCAAGTAAACGCAGCGATCTTGATAATGTATTAAAACTACAATTGGATATGCTCCAACGAATCAAATGTATTAAGAACGATAACAATTGTTGTCTTATTCATGCACGCAAGTTTGTAGACAAGGAAAATCCACGTGTGGAGATAATGATTAAAACTTTGGATTAAAAAATAAGATTTTCATTTGGTATTTTGAAATTTGGGTGTATCTTTGCGGTGTTCTCGCCAAGAACAAGACTTATGAAAGAGATTAACGTGCATATTTTTATGTTCGTTTGTAAGCGTAATATTGCAAAGATATAAGGCTATCAAATCCCATTGGATGCTCGTTATCTCTAACGGTGTCGGTTCTTGGCGGAACGGGAGGCGATAGCCTTTCTTGTTTTTAACAACTCAAATTTCGTTCAATGCCAAGAACCAACGAAATCAGAGTTAAGGCGAATAATAGTAACCCCAACTTTGCGCCTAGCAGTGCGACAACTGTATCTTATGAAAAGTTCCTAATCGAAAAGAATTGCAAGAATGAAGCTTATGCCTTCATAATCTCGCAAGGATTATTCCAGCAATTCCAGGATTACCATTTTAGTCATCATTCGGACGATCCGCACAAGGATTGTCTAAAGTTCCTGTTATCTAATATTTAAATTCTAACTAAATGGCGGAATGAGATACTTCCGCCTATATCGCTATTGTCTAAAATTTAAATCAATATATTATGAATGAAATTAAAATCTTTCAGAATGAGCAATTCGGAGAGGTAAGAATTGCAATGAATGAGAATGAAGAACCTTTGTTTTGCTTGTCTGATGTGGCAAAAGCACTTGGATATAGCAGACCTGCCGATGCTGTAAATCAACACTGTAAAGGGGTCGTTATTTTGCCGACCCCCACAAATGGCGGTGTGCAAGACATAAAGTACGGCAAAGAGAGTGAAGTTTATCGTTTGACTATGAAATCTAAATTACCGGATGCCGAAAAGTTTCAAGATTGGGTTTGCGATGAAGTTTTGCCCTCAATCCGCAAGCATGGCGGTTATATTACAGCCCATCAGAATGATACTCCTGAAGAAATTATGGCACGTGCGCTGATTGTAGCACAAGAGACACTGAAACGAAAAGAGCAGCGCCTTATCGAAGCGGAAAGTAAAATTCAACAAGATGCTCCTAAAGTTCTTTTTGCCGATGCGGTCTCGACTTCCCAACGTTCTTGTTTAATAGCTGAATTAGCGAAGATACTACAACAGAATGGTGTGAATATCGGTCAAAATCGTTTGTTCTCATGGATGCGTGATAATGGCTATCTCTGCCAGAAAGGTGACTACTACAATCAACCGACACAGAAATCCATGAAATTAGGGCTTTTTGAATTGAAGAAAACATCAATTACTAAGCCGGATGGTTCGGTGTTGGTTACCACCACAACGAAGGTTACGGGAAAAGGACAAATCTATTTTGTGAATAAGTTTTTAGGAAAAGATGCCGCATAAACCAACGGGGCTACTTATCGGTAGCCCTAAATAACTTTAATCATGAAAAAGAAATCCGACAAGCATATTATCCGCCCGGACACCTGTGCAAAATGCAACAACGGGCAAATAATGCCAACCGAGAAAGGTAATCCACGAGTAGTTTATTGTAGTTTCTTTAACCGTCGGTTTGTTGCCGACAGCAAAAGAAACTGTATTCATGCGTATTAAATTTATGGACGGATATACATTGACAGAGAAAATGAGAAAAGCACGAAGACGTAATCGGCTTACCGCTACCGAACAGGCACTATTCCACGAATTAGTTGCCGTTTGTAACAGCGAGGGTTGGGAGGACGTATTCAGTTGCTCGAATATCGAACTCTGCTGTGCTCTTAATATCGACGAGAAAACTTTAGTCCGTGCCAGGTTATCTCTAATTAATGCCGGGTTGATTTATTACAAGTCTGGTAAAAGTAAAAGAACAGTTGGAATGTATTCTTTTGAAAAGGCCTTTGAGAATTCGATTGTGAGTTCAACTACCGGAAATATTCCGGTAGATAAGCCATCCCAAGAGACAGTATATGCGCCAGCCAATCTGCCAACCAATATGGGAACCAATCAGCCAACCAATGCGCCAGACTATATATATAAAACTAAAATAGAAACTAAACTAAAAGATAATATAGGGGAAACCTCAAAAAATAAACAATTTGTTCCTCCTTCTTTTGAAGAAGTTTCTGCGTATTGCATGGAGAGAAAAAATGATGTTGATCCGCAAAGATGGATGGATCATTACACTTCTAACGGATGGATGGTTGGCCGCTCTAAAATGAAAGACTGGAAAGCAGCAGTGAGAACATGGGAAAGAAATAATTATCAAACAGAAAAAAAGTATGGAAACAAGGATAAGGCCGGTAACTCCGATTCCGATAGGAAAGCTGTTATCCGCACAACTGCCACCTACGACATCGATAAATGACAAGAAGAGACGAGCGGAAGTGTTTGCTGAATGCTGCCGCTTTGTTTGTCCGGGATTTAAAGTTGAAGGGGCTTTTAGAAAGATAATGAATGATATATTTCTCTATGCAGAAGGTGATTCGGGGGCTGGGAAAGGCCTTTTGCTAACAGGAGATTACGGGACCGGTAAATCAACTATAATGCAAATTCTAAATAAATACTTATGGTTTATTGGAGGACGTGATGCCGGGGATTATCCCATTGGAGGATTCAGAATTGATTCCGCCTCTTATGTTGCCACCGGGTTCTCCATGAAAGGACGGGATTATTTGGAACTGTATACTTACAATGGTGGAATCCCTAGGACGATCTGTTTTGATGAATTAGGAAGGGAGCCCGTTCCTTCTAAGCATTTTGGCACGGAGTTGAATGTTATGCAGTATATTCTTCAATGTCGATATGAATTGAGATACGAGTGTAAAACTCATATAACGACCAATCTTTCTATAGAAGAGATTCAGGATCGATATGGTGCATATATCGCTGATCGCATTAATGAAATGTTTAATGTAATCGAATTGAAAGGATCTTCCCGCAGATGAGAATACTCCTAAACATCCTCCTTCTCCTAGGAGTGAACATCTTATTTTACCTGGTGGTGTATGCGATAGCGGACCACCTGATGGATACAATTAATTAAAATATTTTCAATGAATACAACCTTTGAGAAATCGGTTAATACCACCGATGAATGGTACACGCCAAAAGAAATTATAGACGCATTGGGAAAGTTCGATTTAGATCCATGCGCTCCGGTTAAACCGCTTTGGCAAACAGCTACACAAATGTACAACAAGAACCATGACGGATTAACTAAAGATTGGGTAGGTCGTGTTTGGCTAAATCCACCTTACTCCCGTCCTCTAATAGAACGTTTCGTTAAACGTCTGGCAGAACACGGTAACGGCATTGCTCTACTATTCAACCGCTGCGATAGTAAGATGTTCCAAGATGTCATCTTTGAAAAAGCAACAGCTATGAAATTTCTACGGAACCGGATTAGGTTCTTCCGACCTGATGGGACTCGTGGAGATTCGCCCGGTTGCGGAAGTATCCTAATCGCTTTCGGTGAAGAGAATGCAGAGGTATTAAGAACTTGCGATATCGCAGGTAAATATGTACGAATCAATTAGAGTAAAACCTTGCAAGTTCTTGAAGAATTATCAAGGATTAGCGTAAAACAAGAAAGACATGAGCAAATACAGTGAATACCATTACGCCTTTACCTCTACAGTCACCCATCTGGGAGGTAAGTGTGGGTATGGGTTTTAGAAAATAAAAATAATCAAATATAAACAAGAAGAAATGAGTGAAACTGAATGGAAAATGATTCCCGGTTACCCCAGATATGAGATGAATATCTCCACTCTCCAAGTAAGAGTAATAAAGAGTGGCAGGGTGTTGAGTACTCGTGGAGGAGCTGTGACAATTAGCCGCAATGCTAAGTATATTTGTTTAAGCCTTCCAAAACTTCTTTTTTTTGTAGACAGGAATATAGAGCCTTCCACTGATGCGGTAAAGGATGTTATAATGACAAATGAGAATGGTCGAATTGTTGTTTACGAAAAAAGTGAATATATGTCCCAGAAAATTCAAGAAGTATATGCCATTAAAAGAACTATTCCCGCCATTGAAGTATATACTAGAGCTAAGAAATATCTTGGTAAGGTTATAGATGCAATAGAGACAAATGATTATACCCTGATTCTTAATGAAATGTATAGTCATCTGCCTTTGCTAAAAAAAAGACTGGTAAAGAATGGGGTCGTACCTTATTCGGAAGTAGATGAACTATGTTATGCAGCCGTAGAACGTGTAATCGGTTATATAAAGCAAGGTACTATTGTATTTGAACCTTACAATTATTTGTATAGCACAGCTAAAGGAATGGCTTTTGACGCTCGTAAGGCAAAAAGAAAAACTGTCGAAATAATAAGAAAATTAGGATATGAAGAAAGAAGAGTTGTTTAATCTGTTTGGTATCGAAGATCTAAAGGATCTTCCTAGTGCTGTAATGAATCTGTTGGATGGGGATATTGATGCTAGAAACGAAGTTTACAAGGAGCTTATTCGAAAGAATAACGGAGATATGTCTTACGATTGGTTTCAAGAAATATATGAAACCGAATTGTCTGAACGCAAACAGAAAAAGCAGGATTTCACTCCGAATATTTTAGGAGTTCTTTGTTCAAATATTACAAGTCAATCCGGTTCTATCCATGAGCCCACGGCTGGGAATGGTTCTATGATAATATCCGACTGGTGGGAGCGTTGCAGAAAAAAGATACCATGGGAACATTTTCCATCACAGAATATGATAACATGTTGGGAGTTGTCTGCACGTTCGATACCCATTCTTTTACTTAACTTGTCAATTCGTGGTATGATGGGGTATGTTTATCATGGTGATGTTTTGACTAAGGAAGTAAAACAAAAGTATATTCTTCTCAATCGGAAAGATGATACTCTTGCTTTTTCGGAGATAATTAAAGCTAATGCTAATGACGAAATAATACAAAAAAATGAAATTGACTGATGTTTATGCCGAATGGTTGCCTATCAAGAAACGACAGGTTAAAGAATCTACACTATCCTGTTATCAATTGATATTTATCAATGTAATAAAGCCTAAATTCGGTAATGAAGATGTAGAAACATTGAATAAGAAGGTAGTGATGTCGTTCATTTATGAACTTCTTGATTCAGGTAGCAAATCAAAAAAATATTGTTCTGATATACTTATTGTCTTGAAGATGCTTATCCGTTTTGCATCCGACGAACTGGATATTATTGTTCCGGACACGTCTTGGAAAATAGTCTGGCCTACTAAAAATAAAATAGCTGCACCTAAATTAGAAAGATATACACCGGATGAATACAAGAAAATAGTGGACTATGTAATATCCAATCCTTCTCCTCGCAATCTCGGAGTGCTTCTTACCATTTGTACCGGGATGAGGATAGGTGAGGTTTGTGCACTTCAATGGAAAGATATTGATTTGGATAATAAGACGATCCATGTAAACAAAACAATGGAGCGTATATACATTCCTGACAATATCGGTACTGCAAGGAAAAAGACTAAGGTAGAGATTGGATCTCCGAAAACAACGTCTTCGGATAGATATATACCTATCCTTAAAGATATTCTTCCTGTAGTCAAAAGGTTCTCCGCTGTCTGCAATCCTGATTACTATGTATGTACTTGTGACGAAAAGTTTATCGAACCTAGAAGCTTGCGTGTATATTACCAAACTTTTATTTTAGATAAAGTTAAATTGGATCATTGTATTAAGTTTCATGGTCTCCGGCACACCTTCGCCAGCACACTTATTGAGAATAAGGTTGATATCAAGACTGTTTCTACGATTTTGGGACATTCGGATATAAGCACTACTCTTAATGTATATGTTCACCCGTCTGATGAAGCCAAGAGGGATGCCGTGAACGTAGGGTTAAAAAGAATTTTCAGATAATCCTTCCGCATTATCGTATGGGATTATCAGGAGAAATAAAATATTAGAGGAACTTAAAACAAATAAAGTATGGATATAGATAAATTTATTAATAGTACTATCAAAAGCTATGATGAATATCGAAAGAATTGTGACATTATAGCTAAGGAGGCGCAAAGATATATCGACTTTGATAAATTCGTTTCTTGCGAATATATCAATGGCGTAGGACTTAGTATATTGGTAACATTACCTGAAACAGATGATTATACTATTCCCGAATGTGTATGTCCTGTAGTAGGGTTCTTTGAATATGCCAAAGGTAAGGACAAACTATCAGTGGATGACATTAAAAAACTATCATTATGAAACAGACATTAAAAGAAGCAGCAAGAGAAAATATTCTGTTTAATCACAGAACAGCTGATCGCACTTTATCAGGTAAGAACTTGGCACAATTTGGGGAGATTAATTTCATTCAAGGTGCTGAATGGCATGCAAAGCAATCCCCTTGGATAAGTGTGGAAGATAGGTTGCCGGAAGCTAATACTATGGTTCTAACTAAAGGAGCTTATGGATTCCTTATTTGTTACCTTTCAACTTTGGGCGAATGGGAGACGGGAGCAAACGTGAATGAAGAAAGATTAGGTATAACCCATTGGATGTCCATCCCGTCTTTCGATGAAATACTGGAAGCCAACAGAGATGTACTAGAACGGATTAAGGAGAAAGGAGATTGATTATGACAGCAAAAGAATTAAGTAAGTTAATCACTACTGGCAGAAAACTGAAAAAGTTTATTAAAGAAACTCTCCCTAAAATCAGAGAAGAGTTTCAAAGCCATAGCAATAGTGGAATAGATAAGCATACAGATGGATTTGGCAGAAGGGAGAGTATTCAGAGTATGAATATAAGTAATCTTTGTTATTCTTCTTTTTCTGGCAGTTATGGAAGTGGAGACACATATTCGGATATAGCAAATATGGATACTGATTTGATGCAGGAATACTTTATCAAATATCTGAATAGGCATAAGGATGAAATAATGGGGGGAGTAGCAGATTTAATGATAAATGATGCAAAATCAGGTCAAGAAGATGCTATTAAGGAAATAGACGAGTATAAAAAATCACTGCTAAAACTATTGGAGGAATAAAGAAAGGAGACTAATATGTATGTAGCAAGAGACAAAGACGGTGATTTGTATCTTTATAAAAAACAACCCGTGAAGTATTCGGAAAGTTGGCAATTATGTAGTGACAATCCCCATGATTTCTATAAGCTAGACTCTTCTTTATTTCCCGAAGTAAAATGGGAAGATGAAGAGCCGACAGAAGTTGAATTGGTAAAGAAGTAGAACCAAATAACAAGATCAGATATGAAGAAAGAAGAAATTATAGAAATGGCGAAGAAACATTCAAAAAACGTTATGTTTCAAGAGAACTACATGGCAGGTTTTCAAGCTGCTTGCAATATTATAAGACAGAAACTTGAAACTTGCTATAACGAAGATTTTTGCGATGCGATGGAAGAACTTGCGCAGGTCGCATATATGGATTTATTTTTCGACGATTAACGTAAAACAATTTAGAAAGGAATTAATATGGAAGGAGATTTATATGCAGTATGCGAACTAACGCCTGAACAACAAAGAGCTTTTAATAGACTAAAAAAGGCGTATAAAGACTGTGAAAAGGCAGGAATTTACTTTGCTAATAATTACGGTGATTTGATGGCTTTTAATAAAAAACTTGTGGCGGGATATGGAGATATGATGATGCATGCCGATGGAGAATATGAGGTAGTACTTGATAATGGTTGTCCGGCTGAATCTATGCGAATTGCTAATGAATGGGCTGATGATACTCATGTATTAGGTTTAACTAAAAAAGGCATGAAATTATATTTGCAGGAAGAAGATTAATTCAATAAAAGATAGATATGAGCATAAAGATAAGTAAAGAGGCGTATGAGAAACTAATCAAGGAAGATTTGGACTTTCTCAATGAGCATTGTCCAGATAGTCTAGAATTAGACCACATTAAAGTAATTATTTGTAGTTCTATCGACTGGTATTATCCGAAAAAGGATAAAAACATGTCCCTTAAAGATAAAACAAAGGTTTACAATTTATGCCATGAGTGCGATGTAGACGTGCTGAATCCGTTCTATTAACTGTATATAATATAGAAATGAATAATTGTACCTTATGTTTGCATGGAGAACTTGCTTTAGATAGCGGAGGTTTAGCTGTAATATATTGTCGATTGCGTAAAAACAACTATCCTATATCGTTCTTCTGTAATCGGTTTAAAAAAATAAAAGATGCAGACTAAAAGCCAGCATCTTTATCAGAGTTAAATATTACTTTCCTAGGGTTCTATTTATGTAGTACTCTACGGCAAAGATAAAGATTAATTTTCAATAATACAAATAAATACTAATTATGCCAACAATACTAAGAGAAACGTACCCAACAGCCAAGAAAGAGCATATATGTGAATTTTGTGCTTGCAAGATACAGCCGGGACAAAAGTATGTCCGTCAGACAAATGTTTATGATGGGACTGTGTATGATTTCGTCACACATCAAGAATGTAAAGAAGTAGCCCATGAATTGAGAATGTACGATGATTGTGATGATAGTGGGCTATATGGAGAATCTTTTCGTGAAGAATTGAATTCATACGTATATGCCAATCATTATGACGAACACACCGATGATGTTTATACTAGTTGGCAGTTGAATCACTATGAGATGGCGAAGAAAGTTTTGGAAGAACTTAGAAATGAACGGAAATGAAAAAAATAGCTATTGCTAACTGCGAAGAACTAGAACCATCCACTCTTTCTGCTTTAAGGGAAAGATGTACCGAATTGGGATATGAATTAGTTGAGGAAGAAAACCTCAAAGTTGAACTTCTCGAAGAGAAGGTTTACACTATTATGCAGCCACTACCTTTGCCGGATATAACAATGTTGGATAGTCCAGTAAGTAATTGCAAAAAACGTTCTTACCATGAAGGTGATAATATTCATTACAACAAATGTATTATTAAGCGTAGAAAGAAAAACAAGAATAAGAAAACACATAGAAGGAGGAAATAAATGAAGAAGGTAACAAATATCACTACTGTTTTCAGGTGTCTTAAGCCATATCGAAATTGGTATAATATTATGAGCCAAGACGGTTTCTATGATATGAACATTATAATTGTCGGCAAATTAGAGCTATTAAAGCTAATTATAGCTTTGATAAAACTATTTATTTTCAACAAAAGTACTACTATAAAAAGATATAGAAAGGAGGAATAATAATGAAGAAAATTATGTTCAATGATAAATTCGGCTTAACCCAAGCTGTATTGGAAGGTCGGAAGACTATGACGAGAAGAATAATCAAATGTCCAAGAACTTTTAGGGGAGAATGGGTCGCAGGATTCAATATACACAGACGCCATTCTGACAAAAAGATTGTTGATTGGCCTTGTATGTACGATGCAGATGAAAGGGAGTTTGATATGGGCGAGATATTGCCGAAATATGAACTTGGCGAAGTTGTTGCCATTGCGCAAAGCTACAAGGATTCAGGGTATGATTCAGACTCACTAGACAGACACCCGAAAGATTTAAGTATTCGAGGTCTTATGAAGGATTCCGCGGGATGGAATAACAAAATGTTCGTTAAGTCGTATGCTTGTAAACATCACATAAAGATAACCAATGTAAAAATAGAGCGTTTGCAGGATATATCCGATGAAGATTGCTTGAAAGAGGGGGTTATTCATGCGTATACTGATAATAATGGAATAAAGATATATCATACCCCTCATACAAAAAGAGGATATTTGTCAACAGATGTAGCTCAACAAGCTTTTTCGTTCTTGATAGACAAAGTTTCCGGCAAAGGCGCATGGGAAAGTAATCCGTTTGTATTTGCTTACGAGTTTGTGTTATTTGACTAAGGGAGGAATAGCAATGCCAATAAGCAAAGTTATGAACCAAGCAGACAGCAACCTACTGGCGGAATGTATGAAGGAAGCCATGAAAGTGGAATTCCTGGAAACCAGTGAAGAGATAAAGTTATGGGCTTATTCCTTGTATAATGCGAAAATATGGGGAAAGAACACAAAGTAAAAGAGCGTCACCCGAACCACCAGATAGACGCCCTTCCCTAATTCATAGTACAAATATACTATTTACTTTTAAATAATCGTACTATGTTTTCAGAAATATCAGAGTTAAAATCTATCAGAGAGCAGAAATCCAGATTGTCGGAAAGAGAGTCTGAATTATCTGCTCCTATTATGTCAGATCTGGATTATATTCCATCCATATATAAATGGTTTTGCGAAATACAGGATTTTAGGGATTGTCCGGGAAATAAGGATAGCGTTCATATCAGAAAGAAGTTTATATTTATTATTCTTTTCCTTTATGCTCCCAGTGTATTGGCCGGTGGAAGAATGCCAAAAGGACTTCGGGATAAGATTGCCGAATCGGTAAATATCAGCGATAAAACATTTATTTCCCACAATATCGAAACTGTGGTTGTTCTCTACAATAATTATAAGGACTTTCGGAAGGATATAGAGTATATTTACACTGGAATTGTATCTCGGTTGAAAGACAATGGTATGATAAGGATAGATATACGATAGCTATGGGTTTATCAATAAAACAGGAAAAATTTTGCAATTACTATATTGAGTGCGGAAATGCGTCCGAGGCTTATAGGCGTGCATATTCTTGCTCAAATATGAAAGAAAAACAAATTTGGGAAGAATCATCTAAACTATTAAATAACCCAAAGGTTTCCCAAAGGATAAAAGAGCTTCAAGAAGAACAAAAAAAAAAGTCTGATATAACCAAAGAAAAGATACTAGAGGAATTATCTAATATCGCTTTTTCTTCTATAGCAAATATGCATAATAGTTGGGTAGAAAGAACCGAATTTGAAAACCTTACTCCTAGACAGAAGTCTGCAATAAAAAGTATATCAACTAAGATTCTAAAAAAGAACATTGGGACAAATGATGATCCAGAAATTGTAGATGTTGAATATGTAAAGATTGAACTTCATGATAAGCTAAAAGCTATTGAACGCATTTGTAAGATGTTTGGTTGGGATGCTCCAGAAAAGATGGATGTAACTTCTAACGGATCATCCATAGCACCTCCGGCTAACGTTAATGTCAATGTGGTTTATAATAAGAAAGAGGATTTAGAACTTCAGGATAAACAAATTAATTTGAATAATAGTGGAAGCTGCTAATTTAAATATAAGTTGTACTCCTGTTTTTCACCGGGCGATGGTTGCTTTAAATAGCAATAGGTTTAACGTATATGTGTTTGAAGGAGGATCACGATCCTCAAAAACATATTCGCTGATACAATTTTTTATTGTTTATGCAATTAGTAACTGGCAGCGACCAAATCGTATTGTAATAGCAAGAAAGAAGAGTACTTGGTTATCTTCTACTGTATGGACAGATTTTAAAAATATACTTCTTGAGATTGGCTTGTATAATGTATGTAGGATAAACAACACCCTAAAGACTATTCAGATGTATTCTACTTCATTTGAATTTGTTGGGCTTGACGATGTACAAAGATTGCATGGATTGACTACTGATATTTTTTGGATAAATGAGGCGATGGAAGCTTCTAAAGATGATTTTGACCAATTAGAACAGAGATGTGCACGTTTCTCTGTTCTTGATTACAATCCTTCCGCAGAAGAGCATTGGATTTATGAAAATGTGTGTCCTCGTGAAGATTGCTTCTTCGATCATTCTACTATGCTCGATAACCCATTTATACCAGCTAATATGAGACGAAAGATTGAATCTTATGAACCAACAGAGTATAATTACTCACAGGGTACTGCAGATAAGCGTAAATGGTTGATATATGGCTTGGGGAAAAGAGCTAAAATTGAAGGACTTATTTTTGAGAACTATACTGTTATAAAAGAAATTCCTATCTGGGTTAAGAGAAGGTGGTATGGTCTTGATTTTGGCTACACAAATGACCCCACAGCTTGTTCTGAAAACGGCTTTTTAGATAATGCTATATACATTGATGAGAAGTTTTATAGAACCAATATGCTTTCTTCTGACATAATCAAGGAGTTTAAGCGGATGCCTAAGCTCAATATATGGTCAGAGAGTGCCGATCCTCGCCTTATCGCTGAAATATATAATGCAGGATTTAATATAAGACCGGTAAATAAATATCATGGATCTGTGGAGGCAGGCATAGATTTTATGAAATCGAAGAAAATATATATAACAGAGGGGTCTATAAATGCTAAAAAAGAACTTGACAACTATACATATCAACAAGATAAAAATGGGAAATGGCTGAATATTCCAGTAGATGATTTTAATCATATAATTGATGAGGTTAGATATTGTTGCATGATGGAGTTGATGGGAAGAAAATCTATATCAAAAGGGTTGGAAGCATTTAATCATTAAAAATATAACATTATGACATTAGAGGATATTTTAGCATTAGAAGATGTAGATCAGAAGATCGAATATTTGAAGAAAGGGCGTAAAACGGAGGAACCCAATACCGGTGAAAACTGGAAGGATTGGAATGCTGATTTGCATGAAATCATTGTGGATAAAGAAAAATACCCGGATATCGAAGTTGTTGAAGAGAAGGAAAGGGAAGAATGGAATGATAGTACCGGTAAAAGCACTACTATCCCAGCTAAAAAACGTACAGAGCCGTGCAACCGTATATCTATCCCGCTGGAGCAAGATATAACCAATATTCAAACAGCATTTACGGTAGGAGTTGAGCCTAAGATGGATTGCGCTCCGTCTAATGAGGACGAAAAAGGGTTATTTTATGCTATCCAGCAAGTATTGAAGAAGAATAAAATAAAGTACCAGAATAAACGTATAGTCCGTTCATGGCTTTCTGAACAGGAATGTGCCGAATACTGGTATGCAGTCAAAGATGATTCGTTCTGGGCTAAATTCTGGAATAAAATACAGAAGGCCTTCGGAGGAAGTGTGAGGCCGCAAAATAAGCTCCGCAGCGTAATATGGTCGCCATTCAGGGGAGATAAACTTTACCCTTTCTTTGATGATGCCGGAGATTTGGTTGCCTTCTCACGTGAATATAAAAAGAAAGACTTGGACGATGTAGAAATAGTATGCTTTCAAACTGTTACCGCTACACATGTTTACCAGTGGGAAAATACGAATAGGTGGGAAGCGGTAGAGGAGAAGTCTTTCAGGCATGGGTTTAAAAAACTTCCTGTCTTATATGGTTATCGCCCGGAGACTTATTGCCATAAGATAAAGACTATACGTGTACGCATAGAGAAGATATTATCAAGCTATGCCGATTGTATAGATTACCATTTCTTCCCGTATTTAATGCTCTTTGGGGACGTGTCAGGCTTTACAGGGAAGAAACGCAACAGAATCATACAATTGACCGGAGATAAGGCAAACGCTCAATATCTGACCTGGAATCAGGTTCCTGATACGGTTAAATTGGAACTCGAAGGGCTTACTAACAGGGCATACGACCTGACGAATACCCCACGCATATCACCGCAAGAATTGAAAGGTCTTGGAAATGCCATTTCAGGGAAAGCGTTCAGGTATATTTTTATGGGTGCGCACATGGCGGTATCTAATCATGCGGAAGTAATTGGAGAGTTCTTTCAACGGAGGGTAAACTTCTTGGTATCAGCTTTGGCGGATATTAACCCATCCGAATTTGACAAGGCGTCCCAGACTATTGATATTGATGTGGATTTGGTTCCATATATGATTGATGATATTGATGAACGGGTAACAACGGCAGTTAGTGCAATAGATGGTAAAGTATGGTCCCGGAGAGAGGGTATTTTGTTTGCCGGTAATGCCGAAAGGGTGGATGAAGTCCTGAAAGAGATTGAGGAGGAAGAACAGAAAGAATCTTCTGAATCAGTCAAAAAGGACAATTTTTAGGGTGTGTGGTCGGAAAAATTCCGATGGTTATACAAAAATCATAGGAAAAATAGAACAAAATATTTAATAATATGAACGATTTAGTATTTAAAGGTGAGAACAACCAAGCGCTAACAAGTAGCTTGTTGGTGGCTGAAAAGTTCGGGAAAGAGCATAAACATGTTTTAGATGCTATTAGGGAACTTATACAGGGGTGTGCCGAAAATTCGGCTGACCCCATGTTTGTTGAAACTATTTATGTTAACGAACAAAATAAGCAAGAATACCCAATGTTTATAATGAATCGTGACGGTTTTACTTTGCTGGCTATGGGATTTACAGGGAAAAAGGCTATGCGCTTTAAACTTGATTATATTGCAGCTTTCAATGCGATGGAAAAAGCTCTAAAGGAAAAGCTGAAGCCATTATCCCAACTTGAAATACTGGTCCAGTCCGCACAAGCTTTGCTTGAACAAAGCAAACGGATTGAAAACGTAGAAAAGAGACTGGACGCGATGGAACAGGAGAGAGAAGAAAACGGGAAGTTGTTGTTAGCGGTTGCTGTTTCATCTGAAAAGGTACCGGAAATTTCTCTTCGTGATAAGATCCGCCAACTGGTGAACAAATATGCTTCGGCAACCAACACTAGACAACAGGACGTTTGGCACAAGGTTTATGAGCAATTATATTACCTCTATCACATTTCTATTAGTAACTACAAGAAGAAGTTCAAGGGAGAAACAAAACTTGAAATAGCGGAAAGAAATAATATCTTGGATAAGGTTTACGCCATTATCTCAAATATGGTCCGGGAGCGAAACGTTGCATGAGTACAGACATAAAGAAAGGGCAGCCTTAAAGCTACCCTTTCCTGCTGATTGGCGTCAACTAATGTGCCAGGCCGAAGCCCCCTGACTACTCTATTTCTTGTTAATAAGCTCTTGTAGCATCTTGTTCGTCTCTACAGCTAACGAAGTCATTAGAAAGCCATCCTTGCACATCTCATGTACTTGACCGAATATCCGCCTTAGATTCGATTCCATGCTTTCTTTCGGGTTGTACGCAACTTCTTCCTTTCCGTAGGGTATCAATCCACCGTAAGTGTTTCCGTGCTTCTTGCGACCGCTGGCGAGCGTTTGTTGCAATGATTGGTTGAACTCCTTCACCTGTTTTCTGACGATGCGTTCTGCGTACTTGGTGCAACGCTCGGATCGGAGCTTTTCTTCCATTTCGTTGAAGGCGTTGATGTAGGCTTCCTTGAACTGGGCGGCTACCTTTCCGGTGAAGCCCATGGCGAGGAAGGTGAAGCCGTCACGGGTCATGTAGTACATGGGGAGTTCTTTCTTTACATTATTGCATAACTCATTGATATACAAACAGGGCGCAAAATTGCGCTCTGTGAAATTGGCACTACACTCCAATCCTCTAATCGCTTTCAGTACATCTTTGTGTGCCTTCCTAAAGTAATCCGCAACCACCAAAGAAGAGGTCACGGCTTGACCGTTTTTCGCTTCTACCAAATCAATCCTATCGGTAGACCATAATTCCAAACTTCTTGTTTCCATAATGATTTTATTTAATGTGTTGATACTATCGTGTCGCTCTTGCTTAGCACATGAAAAACCTGTCGTTATCATCACCGAACATCTTATATCCGGCAAGCAGGCATAATACAATGATTGTAATTTCTGGCATATTCGTATATTTTAATGGTTAATCTCCTACGTAATGAGCACCGTATCTTCCAGTACTAGCCGTATAGTAAGCCGATGCCGGTATGCTCTTATTATTGTACCCCTTATCCATTGTAGCCTTAGCAGCGTTGCTCATGGCTTCATGTCTTTCCGCCAAGAACTGATCCGTTCTAGCCTTTACCGCTTCCGATGAGCAGTATTCTTGCAATTTTGCAAGGCTCCAAGCTGATTTCAGACATTCGGAGAACGTTCTTTCGTTGCCGGCACGTTTGTAAGAGCGCCAAGCGGATTTCATTATTTGGGATAAGTTGTAACGTTTCATAATCGTATGTATGCTAGTCGTTAAACATTTAGTTTTATTATTACGATGCAAATATAACTACGATTATAACACAAACAAACCTTATAAGGTTAATAAATGCTAATTTGATATACTCGAAGTATGTTTTCAAGCAAAGAATAATAACTAATGCTATAATTTTGTATATTTGCAAGCAATAAACTATAAGTATAATTATGAAGTTACGAATATTGGATATCTGCAAGCAAGCAGGAATAACTCAAAAAGAGTTAGCGGAAAGAATAGGGTTATCGGCTGTGGGTTTATCTAAAGCAATCAATGGTAATCCTACTAAAGATACATTGGAAAAGATAGCCAATGCCCTAAACGTGAGAATTACTGAACTATTCGAGGAACCAACCAATATAAACGGCTACATCGAATTAGATGGAACTATCCACAAAGTTTCGAGTAAGGAGGATATTAAAAAGTTAGCGGAAAAACTATAAACCAAATAAAAAGGAGGTAATTATGGGAATGCAAAGTAAAACTTTCAAGGAAGAAGAAAAAAAAGTCGTAAATCAAGCTACAAACAAAGGTGTGTCTTGGGAAGTAATAGCAGAAATACGTGCTAAATATCATAATGATTTTAATCAAGATAGATCCCGTTTTGAATCGTTTAAAGAACAAGTCGAAAACCTATCGAAGGATAAGTGATAAAAAGTGAAGGTCGGAGAAATCCGGCTTTTCTTCATTTATAATCCCTTTTTTCAAATTACCTAGTTGCCGTATTAAATAGATACGGGGATTTTCATGTGTTGAAATCAGAAAGGTATTGCAAAACTTGTATTTTATTTTTGATTTTTGTACGTTTGCGCATTGTATAACATAAAACACACATAGCATGGGATTATTCAATTTATTTAAAGGTAAACAGGATATACCTCCTAAAAGAGATATAAAAGATTTCTTTTCGATTGATATAAATAATCTTTTTCAATATAATCCAGTATACTCTCATACAGAAACAAGCCCGTATGGAAATGAAGTAAAACATTATACACTACGCTTAAAAAAGTTAGAACTTGGAATTTTCTATGAAGCTGAAATATTAGAAGTCGCAGAAAATGAATTAAATGTCATATTTAAAGGGAGAAGTAACCTTTTAACCAAAGAACTTGTGGAATTCATAAATTTTTGTGCTGATTGTTTAGGATTAGATAGTAGCGGATATGGTAAAGTTGAGAAAATAGATTATCAGCATGTGGATGACTATGTATTCTCTCGTATGTGGGATAAAATATGGATTGATAATATGACAACTCCCACTATTATAATGACAATATATTCTTTAAATAAAAGCTATTAATTAAATTGTAAATCATGGAAGGTATCACACTATTTGTATCTATCGTAATCATCGTATTCGGAATATTACAAATTATTCTATTTTTCAAGTTATGGGGAATGACTAATGATGTCAAAAAAATAAGGAAATCGCTACCTAATGTATCTTCTGATCTTTCTCCGGCTAAAATGGAATTTATTATTGGAAACACAGATAAAGCAAAAGAGATGCTTAAAAAGGAATTTGTATTAGACGTTTACGAATCATATATGAAAATTGTAAAAGAAAATACTGAAGTAACAGACCCTAGTGTAATGGAAAAAGAATATTCTATAGATTATGATAGACTTAAAAGGGTATACAAAGGAAGGTTTAAAGACATAATAGATGATGTTGATTTTGAAAGATACTCTACTTTTGTAAAAGCTAAATCTGTATTTGGATAAATTGCTTAGAGCCCTATATATGAGTGAGGCTTTTTATTTCTTCCTACTTTTATTTAATGCTAGAAAAATCACCTAAAACCAAAGAAAGGTAAGGAAATATTTGCATTTGTGTGCATTTGTATGTTAATTTGCCTCCGTACAACCATAATACACACAAAATATGAAGAAGTTTTTATTATTACTTTTAGTAAACCTGGCTACGTCTGTATACTCTCAAGATACATTCTTAAACTTTAAAATATTTAATGATAGAATTATATGGCAGAAGGTATATGAAACCTCTTTTTCAACTCAAGAAGTAATTGATTACTTTAAAATATTTGGGAATATAAGCATAGCCGAACAAACTGAATCTAGGATAATCGGAAGCTCTTCTGGTAACAAAATTGATTTCAACAAATATAAAGGTAGCAAAATTGGAAATACAATATTTGATGATGACTTAGCATATAAAGTCATCATAGATTTAAAAGATAAAAAATACAGAGTTACAATCTTGGATATACAATTTACAAAAGGAGGTGGAATAATGATCGATGGGTGGGGAAATACAGGAAATCGTTCATCAATTATAGATAATAAATACATAAAAGATAATAAATTTAAGAACTCTTTTTCTAGGGAAGGATCAGAGTCTTTAGATAAGTTTTTTATAGATAAGTTTAGTGTGAAAAAATTTTTGGATATCTTTTGATACTCATTATACACGATATAATCATGAAAAAAGAAAACATTCAAAATGAATTTGTAGTCCGTTGCGGTAAAACTACGGACAGCATGGAAATATTAGAGAAAACATGCAAGGAAGAAGCCGAAAAGCTAGTAAAAACGCTGAATCTTGCCGAAGGAGATGCAATATCCGTTCCTTTTTGGGCACCTGAACCCGGATTCCCCGAACTTATCTGCGTGGGAAAATTCAAAAGGGATGAAAGCGGAAAGGTTATCTACGAATTAGATTTCTCGGAGTCAACATTGTAACTCATTCCCGCCCTTCGCAAGAGGGCAAAAGAAAAGCGGAGGTTACTCCGCTTCTATATATAATTTACACACCACTCTTAATTTTGCTTTCCTTCAAGATTTGCAAGATTGATTGTTGGCAATATGATCGGCCTAATTCCTGATAAAGAAGTTAGAGTAGAAATATACGCTCTTACGTAAGGGAATAATATAGCTGGAGCATTTATATTAAAAAATATAGATTTTGTCCTATCATCTATGTCTGAATCAAATTCAAATAATCCAATAAGATTTGCATATACTTGAAGATTTTGTTCTTTATCTGCAATTTTTACACCGAATTCTAATCTATACAGATTTTCGTCTTCATTAGACATACTTTTTCTTTCAAGCTCAATAGATATGTCTTCTGAAATTGGCATAGAAGGATTAAATTCTATATTAGCCTTATTTATTTTATATTCTTTTAGTCGGAATTTAGCTACTTTTTCTGTCATAATTTAAGCTGCAAGATTAAAATATTCAATTGTATTGGTATAATTATTTTCAGTAATTGTATAATTGAAAGATTGATATATCCCGTCAAAATCAGGAATAACACATGAACTTTCACAAGAAGTATACCCTGAAATGGATATTGGGGCTATTTTTTCAAATAATATATTATCCATATTATTTGTGTCGCTAATTTCACAAATTAAAATATCCTCATGAGGAAACATTGTACGAAAATTATTCCACAACTCATACTCCATCTCCATATATTTTTCATCCCCTCTTCTTATTTCTTCTGGAGAAATTTCTATAATATGGAAATTAGTAATCTCATCATAAGCATATCTTATGTTAATTTGAGATATTTCATTAGCGATTCTAACCAAACTTTCAGTAATAAAATCTTTAGCATTCATAATATTCCATATTTTTCAGTGAGTAATTTGTTCAATTTTTCAGCGCTATCTTTGGCTCTAACAACATCTCTGTCTGTTATTTCCTCGTTAGAATAATCTGCTCTCTTTCTTAACATTTTTAATATGCCATAATAAGTATTATAGTCAATTCCATAAAATCTATTCTTTTTGGATAACTTCTCACTTATATGACTAGAAATATAAAAATGAGAATCTACAGATTTAGTTTCCCTATCTTGAATATCGTAACTAAGCCCTTCATAATGAGCTAACACGTATTTAGACAATTGGAAACAAGAGTAATATAAACAATGAATTGATGATGCAAGCTTTCCATTATCTACTAACAAATTAGCAGCAATAATGTTTTCTTCAGACTTTGCTTTTACAATAGGCATTTTGCAATTGTGTTATATTAATTGGTGATTTTAAATCATATACTATACACCAAACATTGTTTATTTATTGGGGGAAATAAAAAAAACTTCTCTTTCTAAATGGGATATCTTCTTATCCCTTAGCTGATTCGTAAGCATGAGAAGTGATTTAGAAGGATTTTCTATCATCAGTGTGTGTTGCGTGTACAATAATGGCTTCATGTTTATCTCCTTTCATAGAAATAATTAATTGTAAGACAATCTATATTTCTAGTAAGTGTTATTGCTATATAATTATGTGTTTAGTACATATCGACGTGCAAATATACAACAACAACATCAAACACCCAACAAACGATCACTAAATTGAGCATTTTCAATGGTTATTTAACCATCACTAACCTCACAATGTTAATTATTAACAGTTTCAGCATCACCTTCTCTCTCACCAATAGCACTAACTTCATTACCTTGTATTCTCTGTCTATTAGAACGGCTAATATCACAAAGAAGAGCATTTATTTATGCCTTAAAACAACTAATTTCCCACAATTGGGCAATTGTGGTTTATCCCTCATGTAATTATTTTATAGCTTTCTTCTTTGAGTGTAACTTTATGCTGTTGAAAATAAAAACTAATTCATACAGTATGAAAGAAAAAATCTTAGTAGCACTAAAAACGAAGTATAAAACCTTTGGGTTTGGTGATAAAGCGTTTGACGGGGTGGCTGACTACTTGTCTAAAACCGTAACTGAAGAAAGTCAAATAGAAACTGCTATTAGTGGGGTCGAAGGACTTCTGAAGGCTTTTCAAGGAGACATTGATACTGTTAGAAACGAAAAATCGGGTCTACAAAAACAATTGGACGAATTGAAAAATAAAATCGAGAATCCCAATCCTAACCCAAATCCGAAGCCGGAAGAAAAGAAAGATGATATAGCGACCATCATTGCGAACGCAGTGAGTGCAGCCTTTAAACCTCTTTCTGACAAGCTCACTCAACTTGAAACGGAGAAGGCGCAGGCCACTCGCCAAGAGCAAATCATGGGAAAAGCGAAGGAGTATGGTATTCCCGAAAGCCTTGTTCCTATGTTGAGCATTCCCGAAGATGCAAACTTGGATAACTATTTCAAGGATGCAAAGCAGACGTTTGCCAACGCAGGATTTCAAGATGTGAGAACTCCCGAATCGGGAAGCAATGAGCAGAACAATTCAAACGACATTGCCACCCTGATAAACAAGGGAACTGAAGAAATTAAAAACTCTAAACAGGATTAATTATGCCAGCAGGTTTTAAGTATGATTTAAGTCCGATTGAGAAGCAAATGCCGGAAATGTGCCGTTTTGAAACGGTTTATATATATTCCGGTGGCTTCAATCTGGATATTTCGAATTTGACAGGGGTTGCGCAGATCCCGCCTCTTACCCCTTTGGTTCTTGATTTTGTGAAACGAACGGCAAAAGCTGTTTTGAATGTTGAAGTAGCCGAGAAGATCACTGCCGGTTCTACTTCGTTGAAGATCAAGAAAAATTCTCTTGCGTACGTCGGTATGCATATTGGTAATGGTACAAATGGCGGTACAATTGAAGCTATCGACAAAAGTAATGCGGAATATGATACCGTTACTCTGGCCGCTTCACCAACGCTTGCCGCAGAAAAGGATGCGGTATTGTTTGAAGCTACTGCCGCAGCCGGTAAAACGGCAAAAGCGACAGCTACGGCTTTGAATTATGCATGGACTAAAGTAGAAGCGGGTGCAACTGTTACCGCTATAGGCCAAGCGTACGAGATCAGACCGACAAGACTCATTGTTCCTATCTCCGATAAGGATAAGGAGACTTTGGGTGACAGATTCATGTTCACTTATTAAAGAAAGGAGGAACTATGTATTTGACTATTCAAACATTACTGAATGATCCGGGAGTGGTGAAAGCGGTTATCGACCGTGTGCAGGCTCTAAGACTGGATCAAATCTTTTGGAAAAAGCACCTTGATTTTGAGGAAACGAAATCCCGTGTGTTCAAAACATATTTGGGGACAGTAACGGGTGTTGTTGCCGGTTCTGTAATTGACCGTAACTCTAACAAGCCGTTAAGAGAGCGTAAATCTTTGGGTTCCGGATATGGCGAAGTTGCCTATATGGGGGATAGATACCAGATGGACAACGATAGACTCGATATGCTTCAAGAACTAATCAATAAGTTTAATCAGGCGAAGACACCAGATCAACGGGCCGCACTGGACGATATTATCAACTATATTGTAGATGATATGCGTCAGGTATTGCTTGCTCCACACAAACGTATGGATATTGTGGACGGTGACCTTCGTTCTGATGGTAAAGCATCCGTAAAAGTAGATGACAATCCGCAAGGAATCGAATTGCTTGAAATGGAGTTGCCGGTTCATCGTATCACTCCGCAAGTTGCAGACAAACTGAACTTTGTTCGTTATCTTATGGAGAAAACCGTTGAATTACGTACCAAGTTCGGCATGTTCGTTTCTATGGAAATGTCCCGAAGGACTTTTATCAACAGCATTATTGGATCAAAGGACTTTGGGGATTTTTACAAACAAAGCTTTGATTCTAAAGAAGTCCGACTGTCTGCCGGGCTTATGTCCAGTGAGATGGCGACCACTATCTTTAGAGGATTGGGCTTGCCGCCTATCGTAATCAACGAAGATTTGGTGGAATTGTCAGACGGCACTTTCAAACAGGTATTTAAAGACAACCGTATTTCTTTGTTTACCACTCCTAAACAGGGAAAGATGCGCTGGCATACTCCGTATGAAATAACCGATCCGGTTCCGGGAAAGACTTACACCCGTTCAGAAGGTGGTATGTATATTTCCAACATACGTACGGATGAAGGCCGCTTCATGGAATATGGAGCCGAATGGATTCCGGAATTTACATCTCCAAACAAGATTGTAATTTTTGACCTGGATACGATGAATGCGTAAGTATGATAATTAGTGACTACATAAAGCAAAAGTTTCAGTCCTTCGGCATATTATTGTCGGAGGCTGACTTGGTAGAGATTAATCTTTCTTCCGGGGTTGACCCTGACGGGGAAATGACTGAAAATAATATGCAGTCTATCTCTGTTGCGATAGCAAGATTTATTCCCTCCTTATTGCTTAGAGCTACTTCTAAATCGGTATCAGAAAACGGTCATTCAAAGTCTCTTTCTTGGGATATTTCTGGTATAAAGTCCTATTATTCTTTTTTATGCAATAAGTATGGACTGAAGGACGAACTGAATACAGATAAACCTAAAGTAACATTTTGGTGATATGCTAGAAACTGCCCCACATAAATTACAAATACAGGTTATTACTCCAGAAGAGAACGACGAGTATAACCGACCAATACCGGGAACCGGTGGAGAGTCTTGGCAAGATGTAACAGATTGCTTCTGCCATGACAACTCCCAACAAAAGGAAGTTTCTGTCAATGGTGAGCGCTGGGTATATAATTACCATGTGGTTTATGAGGGTAAAAAGATTGTTTTAGGATCTCATATCAGGTGTCTGGATGCTGAAGGAAATACTGTAGGAGAGGGAGATGTGAAGAAGAATGCCGAATGCTATTCGGAGGAGTTTAAGGGTAGATGTGATATTTGGGTATGATTGTAACGACTGACATATATAAGATTTTGTGTGATAAGCTAAAAGACTTCTTGATAAAAGACGTTTACGACAGTTGGAATACCATTAAGAAAGGTGTAAAAAACGAATTAATAGTGATTGTTGTAAGAGACGCTTTGGAGCCGGAAACTTATTGGGAGATATGTTATCCTCATATCAACATCTGCGTTCCATATTTGACCAGTGGTAAGACTAATACGGTACGATTAAACGAGTTGGAAAGAACTGCAAAACAGTTTTTAATAGGAGAAAGTGGAGTGTTTGATAGTACTCAATATCATTGGGAAATAGACCGGATAGGGATAGAAGAAGATTTAAAGCTTGCATGTAGTTATGTAAATGTGGTTTTAAAGTTTAAAGTTTTAAATATAAAAATATAAAAGATATGGCGGAAAGTATACAAATATCAGCGGTTGATATAAAAAGATTATGGTATGCCGATGAAGATGCAGTATCAGCTGATTTGACAGGTACAGCGTTATATGCCCTAGTAAAAACGAACGGATCTGCTACCGAGATTAAAAATGTGCATCAAGACACGTGGACCATTGAAGAAGGAGATCCTACGCAAGAACCTTACAAAAATCAGCTGACAGGTTCAACTTACCGTATGGGAGCTAAAGCAATGGGAGATGTGACCTTTAACTTCACGATTGGTCGCTATGATTATGCAACAAAAAAAGAACTTATGGGCGGTGAAATTATTAATACCGATAAAGGTTGGAAGCGTGCCCGTGGTATTGTGGAGGTGAAAAAATGTTTGATTGCATTAACGCAAGACGATCAGTATTGCGTTCTTCCTTATGCAAATGTAGTAGCTCGTGAAGCCAATACTGATGGTGCGGTTGGTATTGCAGTTGTAGCTACGATGTTAGAACCTTTAAATGAGGCTGTTATGCCGGAATACTGGTTTGATGCGAGTGAAGTAAAAGAAGGGGTATGAAGATCTGAAAATGTAGCACTTGCTTCTTCTGAAACAGCTACGAATTCAAATAGTTATTCAGCTAGATCAAGGCGGGTGAACGCTGGGAGTACTGCAAACTATGGCTCTTCAGGAGAAGATGGGACGCAACCGTCAGAGACATTATCTATATTGTAAAGTGGTGAGGGGTGAGGATTTGTCGTTCTTGCCCCTTTTTAATAAGATAGTTATGAACAAAGGAGCAAAAGTTATATCACAATCAATTATTGGAAATGATTTTAGGACAATTATTGTGAATAAGAAAGGATATACAATATATCCTCCAACTATACACAGTTTGTCAAATGCTATATCATACTTATGTGATGTGCGAGAGGGAGAAACATTAAGAGAGATTCTGATTTCTCTAGCAGATTTAAAATACTATGCTCACGCTCTTTCATGGTTTATTAACGGTGATGATAGTCTTTTTGAGGAACTTTCTAAAGGTACTTATGAAGAGTGCGTAAATGGTGTGGAAGAAGCAATCTCAATGATTGATGTATCGGTTTTTCAGAAAGCTGTCGGCTTAGCGAAGAACGTAAGCCTGCTGGCAGCGACACCGAAATAGCCGGTAATGAAACGCTATTAGGACAAATTGCGTCGTTCATGGAAAATTTGCATTTGTCTTATAAAGAAGTTGTATATGAAATACCATATAGAAATCTGGTTTTAATGCAACGTGATAAAATACATCAAGTATTTGGAGATAAAATAAAGAAAGTGAAGGGTAAAGATATGGCATCACGAAGGCGTCAAAATAAGTAGGTATGGAATTCATAGGGGATGATAGCGGATTGAGCGAACTTCAAAAACAAATAGAGGACGCTTTCTTTTCTAAGTTAGTAGAAATAGGGAAAGACGCCATACGTTACGCCCAGAAAAACGGAGAATATCAAAATCATACATTTAATCTACGTAATGCTCCTGGTTTCTGTGTGGTAAGAGATGGGCGTATAGTAGCTATTGAAGTAGGAGATGATGGAGGGCATCCCGAAGCTGTGAGAAATACAGAAAATATGTTGATATACTCGGAAAAGCCACAAGACGGATTATATTTAGCTGACGGAATGCCTTATGCCTCTTTTGTAGAATCAAAGGGATATGATGTGTTGACGGCAGCAAGAAAATACGCAATAAGGCAAGTCCAAAAGAAAATATATAAATAAATATGGCAGGGATATTTGCAAATGTAGACAGTGACATTCAGAAGCTCCAAAAATTGAAGCAAGAAATCGAGAATGTAAAGAAGTCATTGAAAAGTATCAATGTAAAAGTAGATATTGATATAGCACAAGGTTTGGAGGCACAATTAAAGAGTCTCACAACTCAATATGATGCCTTAGCCGCTAAGGTGGGAGAGACGGAGGCTAGGATAACAACGTCTGCAAATAAAATTATTGATGCTTCGAATAAAATTATTCGGGCACAGGAAAAAATGTCGCAGGCGGAAAAAGTAAATAATGTATCTTCTTCTAGTACTTCATCATTTTCTTCCGATAATGCTTCGGAAACAGCTTCTATTCAGGCGCAGGCTAAAGCGTATGAAGAACTAAAAGCTGAAATCGGTGATGTTCTTGGTACGAGAGGACAAAATATAAAGAGGTTAATAGAAGAGCAAAATGCGATCCGGCTACTTAACGCAGAAATAAAAAAGATCACTAAATCACAGGGGGAATCTTCTAGCCTTTCATCTGCTCAACAAAGGAGACTGGAACAATTAAATAACTCTTTGCTTACTCATAAAACAGCACTTGCTGAAGTAAGACAGAGTTTGAGTGCTAACGCTAAGTTAGACAATGCTGTCGCCACTTCTATGGATGCTCTTTCTCAATCTTTAGGTAGGATGAGAGCTGCTTATAGAGCATTGACAGAAAGTGAGCGAACATCTCCATTCGGGAAAGAACTATTAGTTTCTATTCAACAGGCAGATGCAAAAATAAAAGAGCTAGATGCAACGATTGGGAATCATCAAAGGAATGTCGGTAATTATGCAAGCGGCTGGAATGGACTAAGCATGTCTATTCAACAAATAGGTCGTGAGCTCCCTTCTTTGGCTTCTGGGTGGAGAACTTTCTTTTTGGCTATCTCTAATAACTTGCCAATTCTTGCCGATGAAATAAAGAGGGCTAGGATTCAGTTTGAAGCTTTGAGAAAGAGTGGACAAGCTGCTACACCTGTTTGGAAACAGGTTGTTTCTTCCATAGTTAGTTGGCAGACGGCTTTAACTGTAGGGATCACTCTTTTAACGTTGTACGGAGATAAGCTTGTAAAATGGATTAGTGGTTTAGGGAAAGCCGAAAAAGCTATCAAGAATTTATATACAGCTCAACGATATTTATATAATGTAACATCTACAGGAATAGAACAAAGTTCAAAAGAAATTACTAAACTTAACAGTCTGTATAAGATTGCAACAGATGTAACTAAATCTACAAAAGAAAGGAATAATGCAGTAAAAGAGCTGAAAAGATCGTTCCCTTCTCATCTTAAAAACTTATCAGATGAATCTATAAAAAATGGTGAGGTCGCAAAGTCTATTAAAGAGCAAACAAGGCAAATTATAGCAAATGCTAAAGCGACAGCAGCGGCCGATCAAATCGCAAAGAATTGGTATAAATCATTTCAAGCTGGAGTATCTAAAAATATTGCATATATCACAAAACAGAGATTAGAGCAAGAATTAGTTGCAAAAGAAGCAACGGTTCAACAGCTTTCTCAAATGAGAGCCAGACCAGAAAGTTATGCCGGATTAGCTAAAGAAATTGAGGGAATAAAAGACCGAATAAAAGAAACTGATAGAGAAATAGCAATACAAGAAAATCTACAAGATTCTTATCAAAAATCGTCTCAATCTCTTGAGAAGTTGGTAACAGTTGCTGGTCTAGGTGGAAAGTATGAAGATCCAGATGAAGATTACAATTCTATTTTAGACCAACAAAAGAAGATAGCCAATCTTTTGGATAAACAGGCTCTTGAAAGAAAGCGAAGAGAAGAAGATTTGGAAAATCAGGCTTTCCAAGCTCGTATTAATACGATGGAGGAAGGGGAAGCAAAAATACGGGCACAAAGAGCTTTGGATAACAAAAAGGAAATACAAGACTTAAAACGCCAGAGAGAAGATTACATTCGGACAGAGATTGAGTATCAAAGGAAACTTTTTGATGCAAGGGAAGAATTGAATGTAAAGAAAAATAAGAACTATAAAAAGAAAACATTCGATCCTTCTTCTGTTAAAGTAGATACCTCTTCTATTGATGCTACTATTGGATATGTGAGTAAACGCCAAATTAACGACCAAATACGTAACCAAGAAGAGGCGTGGAATGAATATATCATAAAATATGGTACATTCCAACAGAAAAAAGAGGCCATCACTCGGAAATATGCAGATGCTATTAATAAAGCCGCCAATGCCGGAGAAGCAGCATCCTTACAAAAGGAGTTTGAGGAAGCTTTAGCTAACTTGGATTTGAGTAAGCTTAAAGAGGAAATAAATTGGGAAATGATTTTCGGTGATTTGAGCAAAGTTACTAAAGATCAACTAACCAAAATAAAGAAGCAGTTGCAGGAGTTTAAGAAGTCTTCTGAATTCAAAAATGCTACTCCGGAACAAATACAAGTTATTGAAACCGCAATAAATTCCATCAATGATACCCTTGTCGATAAAGGTGGTTTCTTTGGAGGTATGGCTGATTCTATGAAAGAGTTAGCGGATGCTACAGAACAACTGAAAAAAGCAGAAGAGGAACTGGTTGAAGCTAATAAGAAAGGAACGGATGCCGAAAAAGAAGAAGCACAAAAGAAAGTAAATAAAGCTCAAAATACACAAGTCAATGCACAGACCAATGTTGAAAAATCCAGGGATAAGGCAATTAGTAATATAACGGCTGTTGCTGATGCTATGCAGCAACTGGGAAGTGCGGAATTTAACTTAAGTAGCTTTGGTAGTGCTGTTGGAGGATTGGTAGATGCGTTAAGTGAATCCGGTAGCAAAATAGGAGGAATTATTGCAGCTGTCCTCTCTCTTCTTGATGAATTTGGGAAAGATGGAGGAGTCGAATTTGGCAAAAATATTGTGAACAATGTTATTAGTGCCATTGGTGGAACTATTGAGGTTCCGTTCAAGATGTTAGGAATTGATTTGGGGCTCGGAGGTGCAAACTATTCTGATTACAACGAAATGGTAGCCAAGTATGACGTATTACTTGATGTTTGGGATCAACTCTTAGATAAGAAAAAAGCTTATATAAATGAATCATACGGAGCGGAAGCAACCAAAGCGGGCAAGGAAGCTTTAGACCTATTGAAAGCCGAAAGAGATATAACTAGGGAGCTTGCTAGTGAACGCTTAGACGCTGGAGCAAGTGCAGGCAGTCACTCTATGGCGTATAGAATGTGGCAAGGCTCCTATAAATATGAAGGTCAGAACTGGAAAGATGTAGCTGGAGAAATATCTAGTGCTCTTGGAGGTGTCGAATTCAGCAATATGTGGAACCTGCTTTATATGTCAGCCGATCAACTGGAGTGGATAAAGACAAATTATTCCGGTCTGTGGTCACAAATGGACACGGATTTTAGAGGTTATTTGGATGATATTATTCAATACGGAGAGACGGAGGCGGAAATCATAGAATCAGTAAAGGAGCAGATTACAGGAATATCCTTTGATAGTTTCCGAGATAGTTACGTAAGCCTGTTATCTGATCTTGATAGCACCAATAAAGATTTTGCCGATAGTTTTGAAGAGTATTTAAGAAAATCCATACTTCAGTCTGTTATATCCAAGAACTACGATACTAAAATACAGGAACTTTATGATAGTTGGTCTAAAGCTGGAGAAGATGGATTATTCAGTGAATCAGAAGTAGACAGGTTGCGTTCTATGCAACAAAGTATAACAGATGCGATGTTGGCGGAACGTGATCGACTGGAGGAAGTTTTTGGATGGTCTTCATCTTCATCCCAAGAAGCCTCAAAGAAAGGCTTTGCCACTGCGTCACAGGATTCAATCGACGAGCTTAACGGACGTTTCACCGCTTTGCAAATTGCCGGAGAGGAAATCAAGAATCAGAATCAGCTACAAACAATGTCTATTCTTGAATTGAGAGCGGATATGCTGCCTATTATTGCCAATACCACAGGGATAAAGGACATTGCTAGTGAGACACGGGATTTGTTAAGGCTGTCTTATGAGGAGTTGACTGGTATTCATGATGATACAACAAGCATGAACAAGTCATTGAAGAATATTGAGACGGATATTGCTGAAGTTAAACGAAATACATCAAAATTATAATATATGGCCGACTTATTAATTAACAATAAAGACGCTTTCGCAACGTGGGGCGTGAGAATGGGAGATGGGTTCATTGAAGCTATCTACGCTCCGCTTCCAATGAAAGAAGTTATAGAGAATAAATCCCGTTTACAGGACGGGAAGAAAATAATTATAGCCAATCGGAAGATTGACGAACGGGATATAACACTAACCTTTACCCTACAAGGAAGTTCTCCGTCTGACTACATCACCAAGTATAAGGCATTTCTGAATGAGATTACAAAAGGGGAATTTACTGTCAAGGTTCCCGCCTTAGGAGAGGAGGTTTATCATCTATATTACACCCGTTCACAGCCTTTCGGTTTCAATACGGCAAGGACGTTTTCAAAGATTTCGGTAAAGCTTAACGAGCCAAATCCGGGTAATAGAGAGTAAAATTACCACAATAGGCAAATTGTGGTTCATAGGATTGCCGGATTTTATGTTTTGACGTTTCTATCTGCGAACTTTGTGATATGGCAGAATTAGTAGACATCAAAGACATATCCGGCAACATTCGCTTTTCGACTACTATCAATGAGGGTTCGAAAAGACACTTCCTTTTGATGCAGGAAGATTATATCACTTTGCTATTTAGCCTTTCCAATCCGGTGTATTTCAAACTAGGCGACTACGTAGACAATGAGTTGGGAATATTTGAGCTTGTAGACCTTTATAAGCCTACCTACAATACAACGACAGGTGCATACGACTACGAACTCCGCCTTGATGCTTATTACTGGAAATGGAAGAACAAGAAGTTTTTCTATACACCGGAAACCACCGGACGCGAAGCCGCATGGAATCTCACCGCTACCCTTGACACGCATTTAAATGTTTTTCTAGATAACCTGAATGCACTCGGATATAAGTTCAGAGAGGAAGAGTTTACATACGAGATTGACAGCACAGTAGAAAACACTTCCAAGCTCATTTCCTACGATAACGTGAATCTGATCGACGCTCTCACACAGATGGCGGAGACTTGGGAGTGTGAATGGTGGATAACAGAGCACGTTATTCATTTCGGACGTTGTGAATACAGCTCACCCGTTGATTTCAAAGCCGGTGATTTGACAGACACAGAAAACGTGAATGTCAACAGCATGACACGCAGCGACAGCCAGACCACTTATGCGACCCGTATCTACGCTTTTGGTTCTACCCGTAACATTCCTTCCAGTTACCGGAAAGAATTGATATTCGACGTAAAAGAGGTTAATGGACGTAATATATCCGATACGTCAAGACCGCTCAAAATAAGCTACTTTCCGTCACGAGTTACATATAAGGAAGACTATACCGCTAGTAGCAACGAAGGCAGCGGTTCTTTTACTCCCTCTTATACAGAATGGACGCTTGATAAGACTTTAGCTTCATCAGCCAAGGGTGGTTCTTATAAAGTTGTTTCGGGAGGAATTTCAATCAATATATCAACAGCCGTTCCGCAAATAGGGAACCGTGCTTTTCTACCGGCAGGAGATTATATATTGAAGGCGTCATATATCTATAATGTTTCCGGGGAATCAAAAGAGGTGATTATTGGTAATCAGACCGTTTCATTAGCCCAAAATCAACAATATGAGATTGTGTCTAAAATACAGGTTCCCGACACGTTGGTTATCGACAAAAACAGTTCTGATTTAAAAGTAAGGGTATACGTTCACGTACCAGCTCCAGCTTCTTCCGAGCTGTTATCGACTTTTCAGGCGTATGTAACATACGATATTAACGTGTATGGCGGTTCTTCTGCAACGACTTCCGTAACATTCCTTTCCGGTGCAAATGCCGGACAGACTTTTGCTGCTGTTTACAATCCCGACCTTTTAACCGGTGACGCAGCAAACATTATCCAGTTACCGGAAGGTGTAACCGCCTCTTTAGGTAATCGGTACACCATTAACAACATCATAAGCGGTAAAGTCCCCGATAACTACTTCAGTAAGGATGACAAGGAAATGACCCTTAACGGAGTTGTTCAGAAACGTCTTATGCTCCCGGAGGGTATTTCTTATGTAGATGCTTATAAATACAGCCCGACCGGTGAACGTATCAATATCGGAGATGAACGCTATAATGATCCGGATAACGTGGAAATGCCAGAAGAGGAAGCAATCGAAGAGATCGTTATATTTGAGGATGAATATCCCCAATACAAGGGCACAATATCCAGTGTCAGCCACGATGACAAGGTAGACGATAACGATAAGGAATATCGGATCTATAATTTCAAAGATACGGGACTGAAGAACTTTACAGAAGATTTTAGGCTGGATGGTGAGGAACTTCACATGATATTCCAAACTGGCAAGCTTGCCGGGATGGACTTTGCTATCAATATTGTAGAAAGCGATAACACCGGAACAACCTTCGAAATTGTCCGCAATGAGGATTACGGTCGCTTTCTTCCGGATGATGTTCTTTATCCGCAAACCGCACACATGGAGGACGGTGAAGAAGTCCCCGCAGACACATATATCCTTTACGGCTTTGATACCGCATACATCTCCGAGCAGATGTTGCCGGACGCAGAGCAGGATTTACTCAAAAAGGCAAAGGAGTACGTAAAGAAATCCATGATTGACCCGTCCACCTACGATTGTGAGATGGATGCTGATTTCATCTACAATAAGGGTAATATTCGTACATACGAAGTCGGGGCTAAAGTCAACCTGATAAATAAGGCATTTTTCCCGGAAGGCAGACAATCAAGAATAATCGGTTTCGAGTGGCCGCTGGATATTCCTTACGATCACCCGATTTATACAGTCGGTGAGACGGCTTCATATTCCCGTATCGGTGAGATAGAGAGCAAGCTTGATTCCCTTACTTACAAGGGACAAACCTATTCCGGCTCTGCTGTCGGAGGTGGTGGAACGAGTGTGTATGTTATTGGGGTTAATGACAAGACAATCCCGTCTGACAGAAACGTATTCTCCGCAAAGAGATCACTTGCCACCTTCTTGAACAAGGCGCAGGAGGAGACAATGGAGTTTCTTATCAAGCTGTTAGGCGGTATTATTACCGACAATATAGAATCCCAGAACTTTATTCCCGGTGCACTTGGTTCAGGATTCCTCATCAAACGCGATCCAAAGACCGGACGGTCATACATCGAGGTTGATGAGCTGTATGTAAGACTGAAAGCAATATTTGAGTCTTTAACAATCAAGGAGCTTCAATCGGTAGGTGGTGAGGTTCTTCTGACATTGGCTAGTATCGAATGCACGAAAGTGGAAAAGATTTCAGAAGCGCTTCTTTATGATGCAAACGGCTTTCGCCTTTATGATGTTGATGGGAAAGCATTATTATCATCCATAGCAACTGGAGGTGTCTACCGCTGTTATTTTACGACTGATGACGGTGAGAAAGCCATTATCAACCAATTCGCAGCCGGAGACATGGCGCAATGCAGGCAGTTCAACATTAAAGAAGGGGTTTATGAAAATGTATCCAACCGTTATTACTGGCGTTATGTTCTGGCTGTAGGCGAAAATTATATTGATTTATCTGTAGATGATTGTGCTGAAGGCAGTGATATTCCGCAAGCGGGTGATAAGATAATCCAACTGGGAAACCGTACAGACCCGGCACGTCAGAATGCGATACTTCTGTCCGCCTACGGACTTACTGCTCCTACCATACAGATGTTGCAGAGAATAGATTCTTACTCTTTGGATGGAAAGGCGGTGAAAGAAGAAGGATTCGACCAGGAGACACAACAGTTCTATTCGAATACATACGGACGCAGTTATACAGGCACACGGGATAAAGACGCATTCATTCAGTTTGACCCTGTAACCGGTTTGAAAATACACGGTGCCGAAATTGACGTTTCAACCGATAATTTCATGATAAAAGATCGGGATGGTAATCAGATTGCCGTCTTTGAAATAGGAGAAAACGGAAAGCCACGCCTTAAAGCTGATAATATAAATGCCGATGAGCTATTATCAAACGGTGAAAAATGGGCGCTCAAGAAAGACGGAAGCGGATTCCTTGCATCAAAGAATCTTGTCTGGGATGAACTTGGGAATCTTAACCTGATGGCGTCTTTGTCTCTACCTTATAAGATGTTTCAAATAAATGCGGATTCAACTCCGACACCTATGGATTTATCGGAGGGGAGATACTTTGTAGTACGTTACGGAAATATATATGGCGATCAAATCATAGAGCTTCCCGCTCCCAGTCCGGAATATAATGGTTCAGAAGTTAGAATTTATTCCGGGTTTATGACAACAAGGTCTTCCAGAAGCTTCTTTGATCTGACAATAGAAGAAAACGGTATATTCTTCTACCCCGGATATATTCCAGTAGCAGGCTCCCCAATACAAATATCAAAAGTACGTGTTTCGGATAAAGAAATTGTTTTGAGATGTATTTCATTTGGAGATTTCAGTTTCTGGTATATACAAAATTACAAAGACTTTGCAAATGAGGATTTTAATCCATCAGAATAAAAATATAAACTATGGCAGAAGAAAAATACATATTTACAGTAACGGGCGATCATGCTAATGAAATATTGATTTGCCCTGTCCCCGTGGGCGGAATATTTATAACTAAGTTGACTGACAACCCTGCCGTCCGTTATCCGGGCACAACTTGGGAGAAGTTGGAGGGTCGTTTCCTTTACGGTACCTCCGAGCAGGAGGAAAGTGGTGCAACCGGTGGCAGCTCTTCGGTTGTGCTAAGCGTTGAGAATATGCCTGCCCATACTCACGCACTTACTGCGAAAACAGATGAGTCCGGTTCCCATACCCATACAGCGGGCAATCACCGTCATCAGGTAGACAGCCATAGCCATACACAGCCGTCACACTCGCATAGTGTTAAGATGTCGGATAGAAACGACAGCGGCAATCCAAACTACCTGTTTGCTCCGAATGGCGGTAACTACGGTATGGAATCGGCAGCATCCGGAAACGGATGGGGACAATCAGGTGCAGCAGGAGGTGAAAGTACAGGTAGTGCTGCTCCTTATACCAGCTATACAAATCCAACCACGTCTGAAAGCGGAACCCACTCTCACGGACTAAGCGGAAACCTTGCTGAAACTGGAGGAGGAAAAGAATTCAGCATCCTTCCGCCATATATCAAGGTCCATATATGGGAAAGAAAATCATAACATTTAAACATACAAAATATGGAAAAGTATATTTATTTAGACAGGGAAAACGCAAAGAAAGGTACAGCTCTTGTTTTTGCAGTCAAAGATCATCCGGTAAAGGATTATCCGGCATATTTTGGGGGTAAGGCAATAGAGTTTGTCGGAGAAGATCTTCCGCATTATATCACCTACGTACAGGACGGAGATAAGGAGTATGTACGTGAAGCCACACGAATAGAATTGTATGAAAGGGGTATAATATCCCTTCCCGCAAATGAGACTGTTTCGGATGGCGCTATCGTAAAGAAAACACGTGAGCAGCTTGTAGCCGATGGTGTAATAACTTTGGAATCGGAGCTGTCTAAAGCCCGGTTTGATCGGAAACGTCAATTAGAGGCGGTAGATTTGTACGACAAAGCGGTATTGCGTGGGGATGTTCAAGAAACAGAAATGCAAAAAAGTATCCGGGATACCTATCGAAATAACTGGCTTACTATCACTGACCGATATACGGATATTAGTATTCCCATTGAAAGCATGTATCCACTGATGCCTGATTTCATCGCTTACTTCTATTCTTAAATTTATGAACTATAACAAATAAAGCTATGATTCTACTAGTATTAATGTCATTCATTCTCATTGCCGGATATGTTTTTGCAATGATTAAAAAGATGGAGGAAATTCCTTACTCTATCAGTGACACCTACTATGCCCTGACGCATAAGTTTTGGTTCGGTTTGTGCATGATCGGCTCCGGTGCATTGCTTCTTCCGGCAGCATTTGAAGCAAGTACGGAAAACAGCCAGTTTCTTGTATTCCTTTCGGTTGTCGGGATGATTGTATTGGGGGTATCTCCTAATTTTCGAACAGAACAAAAAGTTCCTCACTGTATCGGCGCTGCCATGTCTTTGATCTTCTCCCAGATATGGGTAGGTTGCAATTCTTGGTATTGGCTTTTACTATGGGCTGGATTCATCGCTTACATGGTTATCTCCATGAGTGAGCACTGGACCGGCAATTTCATCTCTGACTTCATAAAGAGAAAGCCTATGTTCTGGATAGAGGTAGTTTCGTTGTTAACCGTTTATCTAACTTGTATCTTATGAAAGAAGCAATAGTACATACCACAACCGGAGGATTTGCCGCAATAGCCACTGCATTTGTTGCCGAATCATTGCAAAATATGATTCCGTGGCTGATTGTCTCATGTGCTGTAATCCTCTGTGATCTCCTATTCGGAGTAAGGAAAAGTATACTAATGGGTGAAAAGGTAAGATTCTCACGTGCGATCCGTGCCACTATGGGAAAGATGGTCACTTACTTTGCTTTCGTCTGCATGGTCTGCATGATTAGCGTAGCAAGCCACAATGAATATCCTATAGATGTGTATTCCTGCTTATTGGTATGCTTCATAGAGGGATGCTCGATAGTTGGGAATATACTGAAGCCAAAGGGGATTAACATCAATCTTATCGGGGCTTTGGGTGTGTTTGGTAAGAAGGTGTTTAAGGTTGATAAGGAAGATGTGAAGGATATAATCGAAAAAGAGGAAATACATGAATCAAATAAATAAAATATATAACGAGGATTGTCTTGAGGGTATAAAACGCATTCCTGATGCAAGTATAGACTGCATTTTAACCGACCCACCCTATCTCTATTTGAAGGGGCAGAAATTAGATCGTCCGTTTGATGAGCACGCTTTATTCACAGAATTTAAACGGGTGTTAAAGCCTACGGGATTTATCGTTCTGTTCGGTCGCGGTACGTCATTTTATCGCTGGAATACCATTCTATCAGATTTAGGACTTAAATTTAAAGAGGAAATTATCTGGGATAAAGGTTATTGCACTTCACCATTAATGCGATTATCTAGGGTACATGAAACCATATCTATTAATTCAATGCCTAAAGCTACTATTAATAAATGCAAAGTTCCGTATCTTGAGATGAAACAGTACGACATAGCAAGTGTAATACAGGACATCAAGAGGTTGCGTTCGGTATTTACTCAATCTAAATCAATGGAATCTGTTAAAAAATTTTTAGAGAACAACTGTCGGGATACTTCTGATAGCTGGGAAGCAAACAACATATCAATATCATCTGATATTACTAAGGAAGATAGATGTGTATCTGTCATGCGTATGTTTGAACAAGGCATGAATGAGAAAACAATTATTAGGGTAGATAGAACAGACTGCGAAACGTTTACAAAATTTGGAATAAACTCGGATAAACGTAAAACTGGTGATAGATGTTGCAATGTTATGCAATCAATGGAATTTGGATTAAATGAAAAGTCGATTATAAAATGTGCACGAGATCATTACTCCGCAATACACCCTACCCAGAAGCCGGTTAGGTTGATTGAACGGCTATTAGCATTAGTCACGCAACTAGGTGATGTCGTATTAGATCCGTTCTCTGGAAGTTGTTCTACTGCTGTGGCTTGTATCAATACCAATCGAAAGTTTATTGGTTTTGAAATTGATAAAGAGTATTACGATGCAGGCATTCATAGGATTAATGAAACTTTGAAAGATTTAAAACTAGTAGTATGATAAATAAAATCAGCGCCTTAGCCAGCAAGCTTCTATCCAAGATCGGCATAGACGGCATGGCTCACATTATAGTCTGCCAGAACCTGGTAATATGGCTATCGAAATATACGCCACTGTGGTTAGCAATCATTATAACCGTCGTGATCTTCATCCTAAAGGAAGTGTACGACAAGTACTGCAAGAAAACAGAGTTTTCAATTAAAGACATCATCTGTGATTGTGTGGGGCTGGCGTTGGGAGTATTAACATTGATATTATAGGAGGAAATAATATGAAGAGAGAAGATATAGACTCAATCATCATTCACTGCTCGGCAACACGTGCCGGGCAAGACTTGCGAGCAAAGGACATTGACCGGATGCACCGGGCAAGGGGATTCAATCAGATCGGTTATAATTATGTAATCGACCTGGACGGAATGATCGAAGAGGGCAGACCGCTCACCGTTGATGGAGCACATTGTAACACAAAGGGATTTTCCGGTAAATCGTATAACAAGCACTCGATCGGCATTTGTTATGTTGGCGGACTGGATGCAAATGGAAAGCCCGCAGACACTCGCACTCCGGCTCAAAAGGCTAGTTTGCGGCAACTGATTGACAAGCTTTGCAAAGAGTATCCTATCATCGAGCTTCTCGGACATCGTGATACTTCACCCGACCTAGACGATTCAGGTGAGGTAGAACCGGCTGAATATATCAAGGCGTGTCCTTGTTTTGATGTGCGGGAAGAGTACCCGAATTTCTTACGAAATACAGTAATAACAGCAAAAAAATAGGAGGAACAATCATGAAATCAACAGATATCACATTTAGCCAGATCGCAGAAAAGCGTTATCTAAGCGATGCCATTCAGGTAAATTCAGAAACCATTGGGCTCCAGCTAGAGTTTAAAGAATCCGGGAAGCTGGCTGTTTATATAAGCTATGATGGAGAAAAATACTCTGTTGTAGAGACTAGAAATTTCACTACTCTGAATTTCGCCCGTCCCGTTGTCGGTCTTATACCCGGACAATACATCAAGGTTGAATGTGAAACGCAGCCTGTCAAGGCTCAATACTTTGAATCTGAAGAATAATGGGAGCGATAGGATTAAATCCGATTAGGCTTGACCGGATAGGGCTTGATCCTATCCGCATCAATGCGATTAAGTTGGGAGTTCCGGGAGCTGCTTCCGACCGTCCTTACATCGACCCGGAAGTCTTAGCATCCTTGAAAGCTGTGTGCATCTGCTACGGTAAGAGCAACGACGATCCGGACAGGGCTGTTGTCAAGAACTTGGTGGACCCTGACAATCCGTTTGTGATTAGTAACGCAGCTTTCAAGCTTAATAGCGGGTTTGGGAAGTATGAAGTTGACTTTAATTCTTTAGATAGGACAGACCAATCAGTGCTTACAACTGATTATAAATTTATTAAAATCAGTAAGATTAAACAAGAATCTGATGGAAATGTAGTTTATAGTTGGGGGAAAAGTCTACCAGCTATTGATTCTGTAAAAATACGAGTACGAGGATTGGATGAAGTTGGTGCTAGACTAACCTTTACTTATTTAGATGATTCAGACCAATATGTAAGAAAAACATATTATTCTGATGGTACTTATGATTTACCTTCTTCTTCTGCGCATGAAGGAGTTTTTGCTACTAATTTTAGATTTGCGATATTTGGTTATAAAGGAGATTGTAATATAACTATCGAGCAAATCCCCTCTTTCGAGGGTGCATTCGTCACCGACGGAGTGAATGATATGATTACTTCCACCAAAACCGTACAGGAGATGCTGGGAGGAAGTAATGAGATTACGGTGGTGAGTTTAATAACCCACATATCAGGCACAGGAAAGTATAATATCATAGGAGATGGCGGAATCCAAGTAAGCGATTATTCCGGTCAAACCTTTATGGCAGGGACTAGCAGTAGTGGTGAAAAGATCGTGGAGCTTGGAGACAAAGAGAAGCTACAAGCTGTTCAATATACTACCTTTGATTCGAAGTTAACCATCGGGCTTGAAGACAGCAGTTATGCATATTATGGTACTTTTGTTTTTAATAAAGAAAACGTCCCTGTAGACTGGATTCATCAAGTAATCGCCTACTTCAACTTGGATAGAACTCTTAAACCTGATATACTATGTGATGTCAAGAAACAAGGAATCACCAACGAGAACCACGCAGAGTTTGGCGATAAGCTGATTGACTTTTCCGGTAATGGTAGGGATATTCAGTTGAACAATCTAGCTTGGGATGGGGATAGTGGTATTGGGAAGTATAATTATCCTAATTGGAAAGTCACGGCAACTATTGCCAATACGTATTCAACTATTGTAAATTATCCAACTGTTAATGGTACTTACTCCATTAATGTTAATGGTGTATCAGAATTGATGCAATCAATAGGGCTGCATTTGGAGATAAAGTACACTACTTCTACGGGAATTATATATAATGATATAAAACAAGATGGTGTATATTCATATATTTTACCTGATGGAGCTACGGATTTAACATTAAGATTTGGAGGTATTCCGGGAATTGTAAATGAACCATGCAATATAACCATCACACAAATCCCTTCCCACGCAGGTGCTCTCTGCCTTGACGGAGTAAATGACTTCGGTAAGGTGACAGGGATGCCTGTTTACAAGGATTATACGGTAGTAACCGATAGAGAAATATTTGCTAATATTGGAGCTATATTGTCAAAGAATAATCCGGGGGCATTTGTGGAAACTGCCGGAAATAGTGTTTATAGTTTTGGTCAAGCTACTTCTGGTCTAAAATTTATTTCTACTAGAAGTATATCTTATTTATCTAAATACTCTTATTGCGGGCAATCTATAGCAGCAGGTGCAGCAGAAGATGTCCCTGATATGTGGTTAGGAACAATTAGGGATGGTGATTCTCGTTTCTTCAACGGAGCTATCTACTCTCTCATGTCCTTCCCATATAGTATGTCCGAGTTCTTGATAGAGCGCCAGTTGAAGAAGCATAAGCTGGGTACGCTGTATCCGGATATGGTGGAGTTTAGACCGATAGTGAAGAGTAATCTACCTTATTCTTCCATAACCTATTCTGTTAATCCCGGAGAATATATCTCTGTAGATAGCATGGTTACCATCACTGTAACGTTGCCAAATACCTCTGATAAGCTAATGGAGGTATCGTGCAATGCTATCAGTGATATATCCATATCCGGTGACAATGGCGTTTACGAGATTACGGGAAAGATAGTCAAATCCCCTCAAAAGATAAACCTTGTTATCTCCAGCTACTTGACAATGCTGAATAACGAGACTTTAATTTCAAATGAAACATTAATTAAAAACGAATGATATGGAAAATTTAGAAAAGATACAGGAAATCGGAACTACCGAAAAGGCTTGGATTGAATATGCACAAGCTATCGACCGAAACAACGAAAATATAAGAATAGCGTTAGATGGTATTATTCGCAAAGAAGTGCTTCAATCTACTATGAAAAGAATAGCTATTTATGTCCCTTTTCCCAACATGAAATTACCTATTTTTTTGAAAGTTCAATGTGCTTCTCCTACAGTTCCTGTTTTTAATATATATTACAAGGATAGCCAATCCGGAACACTTAAGGTTTACCTCAAAAATCAATCATTTGATACTGAAATAGAAATTAATATTCAGCCCGGATATCCTTATTTATATATCTATTCTACGAGTATTGATGATGAGGTAATCGAACCTGTAGATTATTCATTTACTTACACGACTCCTGATTCTATGGAATATATACTAAATAACATAGATTTGAAAGGTTCTAAAATTGTAGCATTTGGAGATAGTATTACAGAGCTTAAAGATGATAAAGGTCGTAGTTATAGTGATTATATCGAGAAATTTTATGGTGCAAAAGTGTTTAATGTAGGTATTGGGGGCACACAGATTCGCCAGAGGACCCACCCTGTAGAAACTCCTACTAGCGAATTGCAGGGATATGCCGCACTGGATGTTATAAACATGGTGAAAGCCGCTTGCTCCCAGGATTTCACTATGCAAGAAAATGCTGCGACCTATTTGAAGGAGCTTAAAAATAGTGATAAAACAGCTATAATTGAGTTGTTGAAGTCCGTAGATTGGGATTCTGTTGATGCAGTTACAGTTTTTGCAGGAACAAATGACTGGCCTTCATATTCTGCGACTTTAGGTGAGAGTGGAAGTACGGATATTGGTAAGACTTTAGGAGCTGTCAATGAAATTATAAGATTGTTATCATCGACATACCCTCATGTGAAAATCTATTGGTTCACCCCTATTGTTCGATATTCGTCTTACTCTATTTCCGAATGGGATGATAGGTATTGGAGTGATAGGATGGGTAGCACTGAACAACCATATCTTCCACAATCAGGAAGCAATGAGCCTAACACCTCTGACTCATTGAAAAATGGGACACTTAAAGATTTTAGTGAAGCTATTGAAAATGAAGTAAGACTTAACCATATCCCATGCTGTGATATGTATAATACGTTGGGGTGGAATAAGTATAATTTCAGCCAATACTTTAATGATAGTGATGGTACACACCCTAAAAAAGGATTCAAGGAAATAGCTAAAAAAATTGCTTCCTTCCTAATCGCAAATAAAACGTTTTAATAGCAATTATGAAATACATTACATTCCCCACAGCGAATTTGAACGAAATTATTAACAAAATAACATTTATAAAATAACTTATGTCAACGTTACAGTACATCGTTTTTCCATATTCCGATTTGGAGGAAGTTCCACAAGAGGAGCTGGATAAAAGAAATTTAGTGCCTCGTATAAGCTTGAATGGTAAAAAGGCTTTGATGAAAGCCGAACATTATGCTGAAATATTTGCAAGTAAAATGATTATGACTCTTTCAGAGGACGGAGAGACACCGATTGTGTCTTATCCTTATCCGGTATACGAAGGCGAAGAATTGAATACTTTGCTGGCAAGTTCGGAGTGGTCTTCAAGCGATAGTATTCTATGAAGTCCCTCCCTTGGATACTAGTCTGCCTGTTGCTTGGCGTGATCGTGTGGATGCAGTGTAATCCGCACGAGCCTCTCCCGCCAGAAATCAAGACCGAGACGAAGATAAAGACGGTTATCAAGGTTTGCTCCTTAACCATATCTCCGCCTATGGCTCCCTTGCTCTTCATTCAACTAAAAGACACCATGCACATAGGTGATACGGTAGTCGAGCGTGAACAGGCTTACTATGAAGACAGCCTTTACCGTGCATGGGTGTCCGGCTATCGTCCGAGACTGGATAGTTTGCAGATATTTCCAAGAGCTGTATTTCAGACAGTGACGAATGATATTTATCATACTGTTACTTCGAAGAAGAAACGATGGGGATTAGGTTTACAGGCAGGGTATAGTTATCCGGGTGGTTGGTACGTAGGAGCTGGAGTTAGTTGTAACTTATTTATGTGGTAATACCGGCACTATCTTCACAGACCGTTTCCGGTATGAAAAGTTTAAGTTTCACTTATATAACAATTTCCTACGGAAAAAGGTTTTAAAGGAAAGGAGGATAAAATGATACATTAATTAATACTAAGCACTAAGTTTATCCGGTAAAGTAGAAGGCCGGTAATCGTTAATGATTATTGCAAGGGTTATATCTTTGTGTTTGTCCCTGGCTATGTAGTCGGGGATTCTTGCTGCTTCTTTTGTAAATAATAGATCTTATTTGTATTTTTGCAAAAAATAAGAATATGGCTAATTTTTATGATATAACAGAATGGAACGAAAAACCTTTTTTTAATACTAAAGGTACACGCAATAAATGTGTAGTTAGTAATCCCGAAGATGATAGCGTGTATTTCTTTAAAACCTCCATGTTAAAAGAGGGGAAAGATTATAAACCAGAGTTTTGGTCTGAAATTATATCTTCAGAAATAGGTCGTTCTTTAGGGTTTGATGTGTTAGAATATAATATAGCAAAACATGGAAGCGAAATAGGATGTATTTCTAAATCTATGAATACCGAAGAAGAATGTTTGACAGAAGGAGTAAGTATATTGACTGGCTATGATAATACATATGAGCCTGAAAATAAAGAATCATATTCAGCTTATACCTTTCATTTTATAAAATCTGCTATCGAAAGTTTTAACTTTGGTGAACACATAGAAGATATCATAAAAACTATCATTTTTGATAGTATTATTGGGAATAGTGACAGACATCAAGAAAATTGGGGGTTTATTACACCATATAAAGAAACCGAATTGACCAATGAAGAAGCAAATCATGTCTTTTCTAAATTAAAAGATCGTTTTAAACAAATAAAAGATTTCCTTACAAAAAATGAAGGATTTAATAATCCAAACGGCCATGTAAAGATGAAAATCCTCAAAATGGAGGGCAGGTATTCTCCTATATATGACAGTGGTTGTTGTTTAGCCAGAGAAAAAAGTGAAGACGCTGTAAAGCAGATGTTGAACGATGAAATAATGTTCGACAGTTTTATCAATCGGGGAAAATCTGAAATAAGATGGGGTAACGATGGAAATAAATTAAATCATTTTGAACTTATAAAAAATATAAGAGTCGAATTTCAAGAAATAGTAGATGGCATAATAAATAATGTTATATCTTTGTATGATGAAAACAAAATACGTGATATAATTTTTTATATAGATAAAGAGCTTCCAGATGATTTGAGAGAAGAATATGGTTTGTCTTCTTATCGTAAGGAGCTGATTTTTAAATTGATAAAAGAACGCATTTTGAGACTAAAAAACATTATATTATGAAGAGATATATAAAACACATCTATCTTATTTGGAGACGTGGCAGGAATGATAGTCGAATAAAGATAGGTAAAATAACTCGGAATCAGACTGAAGGAGTTAGGTTTGAGTATATATCTGATGGAGTAAAAGAAGCTTTAGAAAAAGGTTTTAATATGTATCCGGATTTTCCAAATCCAGAAGTTGTATATAAAAATAATGTTTTAGAAGTATTTGCTCAACGCTTAACTAATACGGAACGTTCCGATATACAGAAATATTATAATTATTGGGAAATTAACCCTAAATTGAAAGATAACAAATACTATGTATTGGCTCAAACTCAAGGATTGTTATCAACAGATAATTTTGAATTTTTAGCAGAATATTATCCTGTTCGTGATTTGAAATTTACTAGTGAAGTTTGCGGACTGACGAGAAGACAATTGCCTAGTGGAACATTAAAGGAAGGAGATATACTAGAATGGAGGTTGGATAAGAAAAATTTATATGATAAATATGCAGTTCAACTCTTTAAAGATGGCATAGACATAGGATATGTTAAAACTGTCCATAGTAAAGTTTTTCATGATTCTAAGTATAAACTTTTTAAAGTTCAAGTAAAGAGTGTAGAGCAAAATGGACATCTTAATAGAGCGTTCATTTCGATTACAACAATCGATAGAAAGCATTCGAGCCCTTATTGAATATGACACTCCCGGTGTATTAGATATGCCGGGATTTTTATACCTTTGCCGAAAACTAATATTATATGGCAGAAGAAAATAAATACAACCACGACTCGATCAACGAGCTATTAACCTGGGCTAAAGAAACGCTCAACAATAAGAGATACCCGTCCGGGGAATTCCAGCTAGATAAATGCGCAAAGATTCTCGATTGCGGAAAATACCTTGATTCGATGATAGCAGTGATTTCGAGGAACTGGGAGAACCCTACGTTTTACCCGACTGTAGACCAGTTGAGATTGTTTAGGGAGAAGATAGAGAAGGCAGCCGAATAA